ATGGGATATAATAAATCTTTGAGATACAGCCGTCACGCCGGCACAAGTTGTGTGATAAACAATTATCAATTGAAAAGTTTAGGATCTGTTCTAAATGATGTACGTAGAAAAAAGGAACATATTCGAGAGGCCGAGTACGAGCCCATGATCGACATCGCCGATCAATATATGGTGACCGAGGATCCCTTTCGTGGCCCTGGTAAAAACGTTAGAATAACATTATTTAAAGAGATTAGACGCATTCAACCAGATACAATGAAACTTGTGTGTAATTGGAGCGGAAAAGAATTTCTACGCGAAACTTGGACTAGATTTATTTCTGAGGAGTTTCCAATTACGACCGATCAAGAAATTATGGATTTGTGGTTCGAGCTTCAATTGAGACCAATGCACCCTAATCGTTGTTATAAATTTACCATGCAATACGCACTAGGAGCCAATCCAGATTATATCGCACATGACGTTATCAGACAACAAGACCCCTATTATGTGGGACCTAACAATATCGAGCGAATCAATTTGACCAAGAAAGGATTTGCGTTCCCATTGACGTGTCTACAGTCTGTGTACAATGAAAACTTTGAATGTTTCTTCGACAATGTTCTCTGGCCATATTTCTATCGTCCTCTAGTTTATGTGGGAACTACATCTGCCGAAATAGAGGAAATCATGATTGAGGTATCTCTAATCTTCAAGATTAAAGAGTTTGCGCCCGATGTGCCCCTGTTCACTGGTCCTGCATACTAATAATATCACCTTTACCGGTATCCACTACAACCCCATCATCCACAATAGATTTATGTAATTCATCATTATCCTCAATAGATTTTTTATCCACAATAGATTTTTTATCCTCAATTTTATCCTCAATAGATTTATGTATATACTCTTCATCCCTGGTCATCATTTGAAGAACACTTTCAAAAAGTTCAATGGTCTCATCGATCGTAATAGTAACAGTGTCGTCTTCGTAAGTTTTAGACGCCAATTTTTCTTTTAAGCTTTTATTTTGATTCATTCGTTTTATTACATCACGCGCGTTTGCTTTGTACTGTCTCCTTTTCATGAATCTTACCAAGTGCATATCTCGTGTTGTGCAAGAGTTGAAAAATACTCAAATAGTAGAAAAATTGTGTGTAAATGATGACGAAACCGCTTATGATAATGTTTATATATGTACTAAAAAGGGAGATAAAAAAAGGTACGTGTGTAAATCGATAAAAAATGGTCTTTTCAACCCATTGGAGTTTGCGGTGCCGATACTCATGATAAACAATCCTCACTTTTTAAAAGTGAAAAACTTCGTGTACAACGTTAACGGAGAAACTTTCTTTATTATGGATTTCATAGAAGACGGAGACCTTTTCGAAATTAAAAACGAAGAGCGTTTGGATGAGACGACGTGTCGAAACATCATTTTTACACTCGTCAACGCCCTCCATGATTTACACAAAAAAAATGTGATTCACAATGATGTCAAACTTGAAAATATTTTGTTTGATAAGAGACACAAAAAGGTGTTTATATGTGACTATGGTTTAGCGCGCATCATCGACACCCCGTCCATCTATGATGGTACATCTGTTTACTTTTCACCTGAAAAAATTAAAAATCAACCGTACGCGCCTTCGTTCGACTGGTGGGCTGTGGGTATAGTGTGTTATGAAATTCTCTCCTCGAGTTACCCCTACCCTATAGACGACGAAAAAGAAATAGACCCACCCGACATGTTACCTTTCTATTCGAAATCTTTGAAACAAATAAAAGGGGTGTCAAAAAAAGCAATGGATTTTGTATCAAGAATGCTTACGTTAGACATTAATAATAGGTTAAGTTCGTATAATGAAATAATCAAACATCCTTTTTTGCGTATGTAATGATGTAAACTAAACAATAAAGACACAAATTAAAAAAAAAAWGCCTCGTTTTCATCTTGAACCCGAATATATTCTCATATAAATTATTTTTTCTCTCAAAAATCCTCGTTTTCATCTTGAACCCGAATATATTCTCATATAAATTATTTTTTCTCTCAAAAGTCCTCGTTTTCATCTTGAACCCGAATATATTCTCATATAAATTATTTTTTCTCTCAAAAGTCCTCGTTTTCATCTTGAACCCGAATATATTCTCAAGGGTTACTAATACATTGTATCATCAAAACGGTGGCTTGATCGAAACCGTGATAAGCTTTTCGCAGTAAATTCACGTCGTTCGTTTGTTTATTATGTTCAGCTTCGGAAACAAGTCGATCGACGGTCGCGCCGATTTTATCAATATGTGGCTTGTTGGCTAACACGTATTGTTCCACTATTTTAAAATATAAATCAAACGAGCCGTTGATACGGTCCTTCAGTCTTGTTATATATTTCAATGTCCACGAATGGTTGGGAATTTTTATAACTCTACTGGTACAGTTAACTAACAACGTTTCAAATTCCTCTTTTTCACCAATATCGTTTTGATCGATCAATTCTAATACGCCTTCAAAATTAACAAAACATTCATCGTGTGTTATAAGTTTTATGTCAATAAAAACCCCGTCGGTGTAAAACACTTGTGTATTAGTGCCGACAACCACCAATCGATTACAACTTAATAATTTTTTATCAACTCTTTCAAAGTTCAAACACACCATTAATTGTAATATATCATTAAAACTATACATCACAGTTTGTTCGTTAAATAAAATGGACAACATTTTAAATTATGAGGAACAAGAGAAATGGAATAAAATTTTAGATTTGTATATTTATGTACAAAATATTTCAGGTCTCAGCGATCAACAAAAAAAATTATATCAACTCTCATGGCCGGTTTCACAAAGATGTTAACGGTGGAAAATAAAAAAACCATTTTATCTTGTTTAATAGATTTATTAGAGAAAACCAAAGAAATGTACAATAATTATGACGAAGAATAAATTTTTTTTTACCACGAACATATTTGTAAATTTATTTTAATTTCATCCCTAATATCATCCTTCAAAAAATTGAACGAACGTTTAGATAAAATGTATCTAATCACCAATTTTGTAGTCTCCGTGTGATATTTATTTAAAAGTGAATTATACATGTAGGTAAAGCTTATAATGTAATGAGTGCCCCATTTATATTTGGATATTATCTCTTTCAAGTCCAGATCTTTTCCATTTTTATATACCATACTACTTATCCATACGTGTGTTGTGTTTAATTTAAAACAATTCAATCTGTAACGTTGTTGATCACTACTATTTTTTTTCATATTTAAAATGACATCACCCATTGGGTGTTCGCGTGACAACCTAATAAATTCTTCCACAGCACCTTCATTACCCCTCACATCATTTAAATTATATAGGTAAAAGGGATTAATAGATGTGTCATACAATACGGCTACAAGTGATTTAATCTCTAAACGCGCTTGAGAGACCCTATCTAGATTTTCAAATGTTTTTTGAATTTGAAGATTATCATGAAATAGTTTTAAATAATAATTAGGTGTTATATTAGGGTCAAACACAAATGTGGGTTGGGTTTTGTATGTCATCTGAAACAACTCCTTCACTTGATCGGTTTCGGATAGTGTAGATTTGTTAATGATGGCAAGCGCCTTTCTATTTTCACTTTTCCAACTATACAATTTCATCATTTTTCCTAATCGTTCTTTTGACTCCTTAGAAACAATTCTCTCCTTCACAGCTTGCACGTCTGTCGAATTTAATCCTATCAAAATCGTATTGAACATAGCTTCTATGATATGTTGCAGTAGTGTGTTACCATCTCTCATTTTCAAACAAATAATATTAGAGATGTGTTCCAAGTCGACATGTCTCACCACCGTCTCCTTTGGCCATTGGGAAGAGTCAACTTTCAACAGTTGTAACAGTTTGGTGGTGATATAAAATTTTGACTCTTTTATAAACAACTCATAGGCGTTTCCGTGTTTGTTGGCATATTTTGTAATGTAAACGTCGGCGGGAAACCGCTCATTTCTCACATACTCCACAGTGTCGTAACATAAAAACATGTGATATGTTGTAGTTTTATATCGATTAAGCCATTTATATTTTTCTAAAAAATCACAATTTTTTTCTTGTTTTTTATTTGTTGTAGAAACGTCAAGTTGTATACACACTTTTGTATTTGATTCCTCGTCTTCGTCATAACTGTCATATTCAGAATCGTTTGTGGTCATAGTAACATCCGCGCTTGGTCCGTCTTCTTCCGCTTCCATATTGTAATAATTGTTATCCCTTTAAAAAAAATGTTTCAAATCAGTCGCGCACGCACAAACAACGATGTGGATATAATTTTTCAAATATCTAACACTTTAAACTCTGTGTCACAGTACTCGTTCAAGTTATTGAACGCGCCGCGCGCAACTAAAACAAGGCCGGTGAGCGGGCTCGATCCTAACAAACCGATAAATTGTGTGTTCAGTTATGAATCACCGTCAAACGATGACTATGTATTGAGTATGTTTCGAACACAACAACTATTACCGGACATCATTAATCATATTAAAGTAAACATAGTAAAAGTTATCAGTCGTACCCACCAAGAGTGGTGGTATGTGTTCGGTATGAAAAGAGGTCACGAATTGCCTGCGACGGTTGGTATAAAAAAAATATTAGTGCGTAATCAGGAGTATGAGAAGAATTTGTGTTCTATTAGCGGTCATGTGCCAGCGGACCTTTTGAAGATGTTAAATCATAGAACTAACAACATAAACAACTTACATGGCTTGTGTATAACAGCGCCTATTCCAGATATAAATAATTCTCCTGTTGTGTTAATCAGAGAAGACTCAAACTCGACTGCAGCGCTCAAGTAATAAATCAAGTCTTTTATATCTAATCTAAGAGGCGTCGCGATAAAACATTGTAACAACCCGTCGAGGTTATTGCTTCACAACAACCTTTATCGCCGTTAAACTCGTTACCGATATCACAATAAAACTTTAAACCTTCCGGACACTTGTAATACGAGTCACATTCAAACGGATCGGCAACGTTTCCATAATATCCATTTATACATATTCGTTTCATGAGCCAATCACGAGTTTGTATGTTCTTAACATTATGATAAATAATTATCTTCAATATAATGAATAATACAAATATTAATGTGGAAAAATTAAACAAATCCATATTCCTTAAACAGCTCTAGTGGTTGTTGCCGTCGTCACGACCGGGTTATTGCGCATGGCCGTATTAAGGGGGTTAAAGAACCCTAATCTAGTAGCGGGTTGGTTTCCCGAACCCGAACTATCACCCCCGCTACCGCTACTCATATTAAATAACATCACGAGTAATATTATAATCACCAGGACTACTAGTATTGTCATTAGTAAATTTGGTTCTAGACCAGCTATTTTACGGGTGACATTGGTGTCGGCGGCTCCTCCTCTAAATGTGTCCATTAAAAGTTTTTCTTACAAATAAATTTAATATGGTGTTCAAAACCCAATTGTGTTTTAGGTCTGACAATTTACGAGAAACTCTTTTTAAATTATGTCTTACTATTAAATCGTCATTGATGCGCACCACTATAAAAACGGGCACATCGTTAGTCAAAAAAGTGGTCTCCTCTAAAAAATAAGATCCACCCACATGATAAAAAATATCATCTTCTTTGATCTTGATTTTTGTCTTCACGAATGTGTTTAGGTCATTTTTAGGGTTAAAGTCGAGTACTAGTCTTGCGCCGAAAAACACATGTGTGGCTAGTATAACTAAACCCAGTTTAGGTACAACGGCAGCGTTTAGTGTATGTCTCAATTGAAACATATCGTTAGGTATGAACAAATGATCTAGATCGGATGATTTATTCACTGGGAAGGAATAGTTTGCGCCCACTACCATCTTTTTATATTTGTTCGCGCCATATCTATCTATAACTATTTCGTTTTCTGTTATACCTCTTTTTGAAAATTTGTTGATAATCTTGTACACTGACGTGTTTGATACCCAACATTTTTGAAGTTCATTCAATAGCGAAAGTGGAAAGTTTTTTGCATCGAATATATAATCGCGCTGTATAAAGTGTATAGTGTTTACTTGGTGTGTACTAAATTCTTCCTCGAAAGCGTCAAACACCACATCAAAATTATTTGTTGTGAACGTTTTATAGTTGATGACTTGATCGGGATTATTCCTTGCGTATCTCAGTGGTGTTCCTTTATGGTAATTTTTAAGTTCCGAATAAGGTATGTTTCCCTCAGCACTAATTTTTGTTTCAATAAAAACCTTCGCCAACTCATCGCCCACTATGTACAATCTATATTTATTATTTTCCGTGTAAGGGGTTCCGTTGCACACTTTCAACCCCATCCAATCTAAATAGGGGCGAGTAAAAACAATACCGTCAGTTCCGTTCCACAAGTAAAACTTTTCACCCACATCCGTTTTAATGGTGCGATTTACATAATGAGTCACACTTGTTAGTTGTGGAACTTGTTTAATGAGATGTTCCATAGCGACCGCTGGATCGGCTACGAATAAATTTGTTGCGAACACCACGGCGCCCTTCTTCAAAAACACCCCTCCGAAATCAAACTTCAATATCTCCAGTGTATAATCTCGTTCACACACAAACTTAAATTGTGGCATTACATATTTAAAAGTGTCCGTTGTAGCGTCTCCCACAATAAATTTTAATTCGATCTCATTGAGATAATTAAGAATCTTTATGTAGTTGTTCTCGTTGTTGATATAATTAGTAATTTCGTTAATCGTACTCCTTTCATCCACGTCAAAATACATGTGAATAAAAGCTAAATGTAAATTGTCATCTCCATTTTCCATGGTAGAATCTTAAATATTGATAATCGTTATCATTGCTTACACAAAAAAAAACCACAAAATTAACATAAGCATGTTCGTTATCAGTGTTTTTTTTATAATAATTATTTTTTAATAATATTTCTTACTTCTTCTTCTTCAAAAGAGGAGGAAGAAAAAGAAGAAGAAGAAGAAAAAGAAATTATATTAAAACCGGGTCCTACTTGTAATACATATTATAGAGATAACGTTTTATATACATGTAATTACGGTTTTGAATTTGATTTTGAACAACAATCGTGTGTTCGAATTAATGGTTTGGGGTGTACTGTTGTCACGTTTCCACCAACCGATTTTATTTGTGACGTTCCGCGTTTAAATTATGTAAGAACACACGAATGCCCTTGTCAGATTTTAAAAAGTTGCACATCTAATGTATATCTAAAAGCGGCTATAGGACAATGTTGGTCAAGAATAGGATTAGAATTTTACCAATACTCTTGTTCAAATATGAGAGAATGTGTTAGAGATTTTGAAGAATGTTAGAAGAATATAATTAATACGAAAATAATTATTAAAAATTTTTTTTATTATAAACATATTATTCTAAACATAGATTTATTAATTTAGTTATTATAAAATCCTGTTGTTCGGTAATATTTTTAGTAAAATCTATGTACACCACATCATAATTCATAACGCGCGCCCAAATCTTATATACCTTTGTTTGTCTTCTAACATATTCCGGGTCCAACCAATCAATTCCGTTATTTCTTAATAACATCATATTCACCACGATATCTTCTTGTCCATCAATCGGTAATAAAATAATAGACTTCCATCCTCTGTTGATCTTCATCATTTTAATATATGTACAATATTTTTCAATTGTTTTTTCATCGCTGTTCAAGAAAATTAGACGATACAATAAACCCGCCACGGGTTCTCTGTCAAAAACGTTTTTATAATTTTTGTTTACCTGATATGTTGAACGGTATGCTATAAAAAGCATACTATCAAGTGCAGGATCAGCGCCCAGTTTCAACTTATCAGAAATCTCTTTAAAATCCACCCTGTGCACACGAAACTGTGATATATTATCCTTATGGAGTTTTTTTAAAATGGTAGTTTTAGTGGTACAAGCGACTCCGTCAAGCGCGAAAAACATTTTGATTATCATGTTGTTATCACCTCGGCCGCCTTTTTATACATTATGATTTTGAAGATAATGAAAATTATCAACGCCAATAACAATAAACCACCGATAACGATAATGATTGTGAAAAAATTGTCTGTCACACTCTGTGAGCTGTCAAAGCTGGCCGTCAACACTCCGTTCTCACCTAATAAACTTTCCAACCCGAGATCTGCAATGAGATCACCGAAATCATACGGTTCGACACATTGTATAGTCTGATTGGTTGGTAAGAGGCTTATGTCTAAATATTGAAAACTGTCCGGATCGGCATTAGTGTCCGAGCCTCTACACACGGTCCCCTCTCTTTCCCTATTGTAACCCGTGCAAAACGTTCGAGCTTCTTCGATGGTCATAAGCGGGTCAACGATATTGGGGTCGTGCGGATCAAGTACACAAACATCGTTTTGAATGTCTGCAAACGGCATACCACACGACCGGTACCTCAATACGCACGCTTGAATATTATCAAAACCCTCGGCACCGTTGTTCCCTCTGAAATACCAACTGCCCCCGGTACGATTTAATGCTTCAACTATTGAACCCACCAGATCGGCTACGTTGATTATTAAATAAACACCTGCCCCAAATAAAGTCACATATCCAGCGCCCCTGAGATAGTTGGCTAAACGAGGATTGTTCGCGAGCGCATTTTCTACTCCACTTCGATCTCTGACCGCCGTCTCCGGGTTTGAACGTTTCACGTTCGCTTTTCTCGTTTGAAGGGTGTGAAAGGTGGAATCGGGTATGTTGTCGGCCCTGCGTAGATTTCTCAAACCATTCATTTGATTGTTGTTTATGCTAGGAAACGTTTGACGTATATTAGTTATATCGTTGTTTCGTAACATAGAGTTAATATTGGCGTTACTAACAAACGAATTGTTAATATTAAAACCGGGTCTCACGTTTGTTGAGCCGGGAATGTTAGTGGTGACAGGATTATTGAGATTAATACCAGCCGGGGTTCTATTCCTAATAAATAGTGTATGATCATTTAAAAAACTATTCGTGTTCGGATACACTTTATTTGTGCGGCGTAAACCTGAAAAGAACGAAGTCATTATCTTATCATACGTTATCGTATATATATATAGAGGTCTATTTTTCATAACCCGTTCTATTCATAATTATAATATGGATAAAAAAACATCACCCTTTGGGGCTGTATTTAACTACATGTATAATAATAATAATAATAATAATAAAAAATATTATTACTATGGACAACATTATTACTGTGATGGACAACTACTAACAAAGAAACAAGTGGGTGAAATGAAAAACAGTAAAGGTTTTTTTTATACTACTACAACTTCTCGTTCCAAGAGAATGTCATAAATTCTATTGATTTTACAATTTACCTCTTCTAACTGGGGATAAGCTCTCGAGTCATAAATAGCTTCGTCTATAAAAATATTTCCCAAATTGTGTAAGGAACAGCTCAGTTCGAACCTTGGTTGATTGTGACACACTGTCGATTCTATTTGAGTGTTATTATAGAAAGAAGGTGGTGAACACGGTGTGTTACATTCGATATTTTGAGAACGTCCAATCAGCATCCTCACACCCAATCCGCTTATGAATTGTTTTTCACTGTTAACACACGGTTCTAATTGTTTCCATAACGCTTTTTGTGATAAAGGTAAATTTTTCAAGGCCGTGCATGGATTTTGGTGTAGGATTGACATTATTTCGTCGGCACCGAACCATATGACGACATCAACTAATAAACATGTGACGTCTGTTCCCTCAAAGGGTTTAATAAAAGCTTTAGAATCAGCCGGTATAGAGGACATTTTTTATATTATCTTATAAGATTAGATATGAGTGTGTATATAAAGGATTGGTGCCGCATTGTGAGGCATACAAGTGACAATGGACAAGTTACCTCAAGAATTGTTTGACGAGATTACAAAGTATTTGACGCCTGCAGAAATGTTGATTTTACTTTGTGTCTACCCGCAGCGTGATACTCGGCATTTACCTGAGGTTTTTATATCAAATTCTCCATCGTTTGCATTGTATAACATGTACTCAAGAAAATACGTGCTCGTGAAGTTGAATTTAAAATATGCTTTGAAGGGATTTTATAGACCACAATGTCTGGTGACACAGACGTTCCATTGTTGGTGTGAATCGTGTGAATGTAATACTTTCTTAGTTAATTTTGCGCGCTGTCTCGACTCGTCGGATTGTTTTAAACATTGGAAAAAAATGGCACATGGTCACGTTTATAATTTAAAAAACGAACATGTCTTTGTTAAATTGAATAAAGTTACTTGTGAACATTTTACTATGACAGTTAACAAGACTAATTGTAAAGTGACCAAATTGCGGGGTCTTTCTGAATTCAATGTTCGACAATTTTATGGTATGGTAATAGAATTTTTATTATATCACCGCGAAACTAGCCCAAAATGTATGTTTATGTATATTAAACGTTAAACCTTTTTTGTGTGTTTAATTTAAGATAAGATAAAATATTATAATAATGTCCAGACTAATATTTTCGACACGAGTCGATGGCACGGATGTGCCCGTGTTTTACAGTGGTGTTGTAGGCGATAAACCATATGTGGGTGTAAGTGAATTATTGTGTATTCTAGGACACAGCAAAACACATGCTGATGAATTCCCGCGCAGCGAAACAAAACTTTGGCAAGATTTAGCACCCAACGATTCCACATATCCACCAAATAAATTGTTTACAACCGAAGTCGGATTCGCTGTATACTTTGGTAAAACAAAATTAACTAACTGGGCGTGTTTCAAGCGCATGTTTGACACAATTGCCGGTTATATAGCGGATCCGGCTGCGTGTAACGCCACAAACCCCCTGTGTATGGTGCCCCCGGGTCATAGCGCCGTGTGTGGTCCTTGTACACCAAAACCTGGTTGTGGTAGCGGTGGAAAATGTTGTGACGCTTTAAATGCAATTTTATTGACATTACAAAATAACACAGCAACACTTCAATTGATATTGTCCCAATTGGGCACAGATACGTCTGCTATATTGGCGGCTGTAGCTGCTCTTCAAACAACCGTAAACGGTATAACGAGTTCGTTGGCGACGCTCACCACAACCATAGAAACGGGTTTGGGTGATTTGGACACAGCGATTGCAACTCTAACCACAAATGTGGCAACACTACAAACTGATGTCACAACACTAGTAAACGCTCTCCCAGACATTCAAACGGCCCTTTCTGGTATTATTGATGGCCTAAACTCTTTCATAACAGGCGCTGTCGCACAATGGGGTGCTACAACCTGGGACACAACCACTCATCCAGTACCATCCATACCAAATCCATTTACCACTACTACCAACACCACCAACAAAAATGAAAACCTTAGTCAAGACGTGGCGTCAACGCTCGACTCTCTTCAAAAAGAAGTTAAAAGATTAAACGATTATACAGAAGATTTTGAGAAGCTTTTAAAAAATGTAAAAATAACTAATTAAGTATAAAAAAAATGTATTCTTGTCTCTTCACTAAATCTTTCGACTGTGTCGAAGTACCGTTGGTGTTCGTGGATATGGTGTTGTGGGTGGGCGCAGACGAAGCTTTACGCATTCTAAAATTGTCTCCACACACACTTTCAAGTTTACCCAATTCTGAAAAGACCACGTTAAAACAATTGGAACCCTGTGCGGAAAATAATAACAAATGTTTCATTACAGCCCTTGGTGTTGGTCTATTAACGAATCGTCTAATAAATCGGGGTTGTTTAACGAACGATAACAATATAACCAACGATAATTACCTTCCGGAGCGCGCTAACGCATTTGCTAACATATTTTTAACAGATATAATTTCTGAAATTAGAATTTTACAAATATTATGTGGTATAAATAAAACAGAAGATGAAATTTTAACTTTATTAAACGAACCAATAACCGTACAGTAAAAAAAAAGNATTTATTTATTTTTAAACAACGATTCGACTTGCATATTGCAAAATTTTTTAATTAAGATATCCTTAATCACCTCCCATTCCTTTTCATTTTTAACATCAATCATACGTCGTGTCTTTTTGACAGATTTATCCAATTTCTTTACAATGTGTGTTTTCGCAGACTCCCATAGAGCATTAAAATCTGTTCCTTTATTATTGTCTCGGAAAAAGATGGCGATATCATGTCCTTTGAGTTTATTTCTCAAATAAGATAAATTGCCCCACCTACAAGTCAACTCATCACCTAGCATATAAAAAGCTATACCTTTTGGTAGTGTTCTTTTTCGTAATTTCATGCTAAACTTTTTTACTTTTTTTTTATCTTCCTCTTCCTCTTCCTCTTCATCCTCTTCTTCAATCTTTTTTTCTTCTTCAATCTTTTCTTCAATTTTTTCTTCACTCTTTTCTTCTTCTTCAATTGAAAATAACTTGTTTATATCTAAGGGAGAGGGCATTCTAGGAGTCTCTAATGGAAAATCGTCTATGCCTGATGTAAAAAATAAAATAGGTGAATTATCACGAGATTCATCAAAACTCAATAAATCAACAATCCTCTTCTTTGGTGTCGGCGGAAGGGGTAGCGGAGGGGTATAACTCTTACCCCATCTTCTAATTTTTCTTTCCGAAACATCGTCGAGTGTACAAAACGTATGTCGCTTTTGTTTAATTAAACCACATTTCTCCTCGTTATACATAATATTAAATTCATTCGAGTACCTGCATTTTCGTTTCACCCCGGTGAAAACGTCCCTCAACAGTCGTGCACTTTCATTATAATCTTCTTTCTTCTCAGCTTTATACGCGTTCAACACTTTACATAGAAAATGTAACGATGTACTAAACATTGAAGGAGGACACTTGAACGGCTCGGAAGAGCGGTCCACTAGCGCGACTATTTCCTCCAACGTTGAGCCCATGTTTAGTACTGATGCACCGAATATAGCAAACGGCTTTATATCAACCTCGTGTACGTGTTACTAGCTTGGTGTTAAGCGGTCGACTACGACCTCGGGTACATTTGATAGTGCTGACCTCGTGTTCACACTTGATAAGGAGGCGGACGCACGTCCTCGTGTTCACGCTTGATAAGCAAGCGGACGCGTGTATGATAAGCCGACCTCGTGAGCACGCAGGCAGCGGACGCGTGTTTTTTTCGATAAGAAAAAAATTGGGTGATGACATTTAATCGTATTTTATAAGAAAAACACGCACACCGCAGACTTTTTAGCCAGCAAAGTAAGCACTGCACACATGCAGAGGATTTACTTCAAAAAATTGAACTAATTTAGATAAGAAAAAATATCGTTTTGCACACGGCACTTAAAGATGTTTATCTGAACTCGGTGTCGTTGAAGGTTGAAAAACAAGATGATAAGGTATTGTTGTTAGGTGTTATTGGGTTATCTTAATACCTATATCGTTAATGGGATTAAGGTTGAAAAACAAGGTTATCTTAATTACTGTGTTATCTTAATGCCTATTAGGTTAATGGGATTAATTTTTGAAGGTTGAAAAACAAGGTTATCTTAACTCCCTTTTTGCACACGACCCGAACATGCTAGTTTATTAGGTGGAAATTTCAAATTCGACTTCATTCGTATCCAAGATGGTACACGCGGCTGAACTCGAGTTTTTGTGCTGTTATTATTCGCTGACGGTGGTGGCTAATAAACCACGTGAGATTGTGTGTTACTGTAATCAAAGATATAGACTATTTTTCGATGAAAAAGTTCACGATCCAGCAGCAAGACCCAAGATCAGAATCATGAGCGCAATTGTCAGTATATTTTGTTGCAACAAGTCTTTTGGTTTACAAATTGATAAAGAAAGACAGATAACGTGTTCATGTCGTCTAAATTTTGGCTTTTATCTGATGAGGTTATATCAAAGCTTCGAGGTTGTGTGTTGTGAAGTAACAACTGTTACACTCAAACGCCCAGTTTCACATGTAGAGTGCCATATCTGCAATACATCAATCGCCATAGTTTATAATAAACACCAACCAGATAGTAGTGATGAAGATAGCGATGATAGTGATAGTTCTTTTGACGACAACGAGTTAAATGGTACTGCTGACGACGAAGGTTTTAATAGTGCATCTTAATTATTGCATGTTTGCATGTTATTATTTTAATAAATCTGAATATTTTATATTTAACTCTTGTATTTTTCCTCTCCTCAAAGCTTCATTTTCAAACGCCAACTCTGTCAGTTGTTTATTGGGTATACTAGATTTTTTTTCAATTAACTCACTATAATCTATATCTAACTCTTGGCCATTATCAAGCGCTTTTTGTTCTATCAATTCAAAGATATTAGTAGATAACGACAAGGGGGTTTTTAATAGAAAAGTAATATTATTTCTAAATCTATGTACGGCGCTTTTTAATTTAGGATAAAGACAAGTATTAACATAATAACCGTTATGGGTTCCCATTAACACATCTTCAACGAGGTTGTTTAGCGTGTCTGTACATAACAAGAGACGGTCGTTTGACTTAGTATCTATACTCTGTTGAACATTGTCTGCCACGTCGGCTTTTTGGTATAACGTTTGAATATATTCGTGGGTGGTGTCATTATTAAGAAGAGGTAACGGTTTATTCTGTGTGATCGCCGTTGCCATTTGATACTTTAACACGTCACTTAAATGATTCGCGGCCAACGACAAGCGTCGTTTATAAAAACTGTCCGCATACGCTTTCATTATGGGCGATAAAACAAATGATTTATCAAAAACCCCATGAGACCCGTTTAACTTTATCGTTCCGTTATATTTTTTTTCTAAATTTCCATAATATTCTATTAATTCTTCGTCTGTATTGAATCGTTTATTTACATTAACGGATACAGGATCGGCCTGAATAAATATGTCGCGTACTAGATTCATACACGCTATCTGTTCCGGGGTGAGTTTTGAAACGTTATTATTCCTGTACAAATCTATCATATTGACCACAGTGTTCCATTTTAGAATGTCCATAATGCTTACAGTATTCTATTCGTGGTTCCATCAACAGGTGGTTATTTACCACATATAAAAGAAACACCAAAAACGCTATTAAGAAAATGTTTATTATGGTAAAGTGTGCGATATTTATTAGTAACACTATAAAGAGGGTGGCGCCTACTACCGACTGGACACTCTTCCTTTTGCATAGGATAGATTCACAATTTTGAAAGGCTATATTAAACTCATTCTCACCCAACAAATATTCCTCTAATTCCTTGCGACAACACTCCTCGCACAATATTAAACTTTTAATTATAACATAATCTTTTTTATCGTTTATATTTTGAAAACTCTTAGGTTGGCTGCCGGGATGAAATTCAAAATTGTAACCACCGTCGAGATAGATTTGTGCATAATAATGTGCTAACACAGCACCACCTACTTTTCTAACTCTAACTCTACATATGTTTATGATGTTAGGACCCCCCTTTTTATTATCATAATCAAACACATATTTTAATAACAACTGCGAGTCGTATTTGATACGTTTATTATTATTTAGACTCGACATAGGACTTATCAGAAGGTTTTGTAAATACCACTTGGTCCTTTTTTAAAGTGATATCCTTCAATAAAATCAATATACCCACCACTCCACCACCATCCACATTATTAACAATTATCACATAACTATCGTTCATCACTCTGGTAGTGTTATCGCTCCAATCTACACACTTTTCAATAGAAAGTTTATAAGCCCCGATATTCACCTTTTCTAATTTGTATTCATTCTTCGATTTAAAAACACACAAATTATCCTCCATCTCACAATACAAAACGATCATGTCATCTGTGCTACTCGCCATTGTTTTATTAATTATTGTTTTTGTTATATACAACAACTTTATTATAAACGATTTTGACAATGAAGTTTTTACAATAAGATTAAATACACTTAGAGAATATTTACGCGGTGTGGGTGGTAATAATACAGTTCCGCCCACACTTGGTTATGTGAGTCATGTGGACAATAACCATTATCGTCTCACCTTTTTTGATACAATCAATCTAAAGACGGTTAAAGAGGATACGTACAACGAGGAGGAGCGGGTGTTCGATTTCGGTAACCAAAGTTTGGTCGAGGTTAACAACAATCCACAAGCGGCAAGTGTGAGTTTCGTGGCAGAAGACGAGAGGATGTTCATAGCACACACCGATGACGGTGCGGTCTTGATGGATTGTCAGGATGGTGTGTTTGACGGTGTGCAATGTTTAACGACACCTGTATGTGATCGACCCGACATCAACCTACCCCTCACAGAGGATCGTTTAAATCAATTGGTATTTAATCGTCTCGCTTCACGAGCCCGACCGCAATTAGACAACAATTCTACATATCATCCCACCATATATGTTCATTGTGACAAAGAACAAACCCCTCAATTGGAGGAGTGTCTAAACGGAGAAGTGTTTCAGGGCACTCGGTGTGTGTACGATCCTGTAGTCACGACAAACGGTGGTGGGTTGGTGTCGTTTAAATATAAAACAAATATTATTAAAAAGACCAAGTTTAAAGTTAATGTTCACAAACCACACCTCATGTTTCCGGTTAATTATTCATATCCTTTTGATGCTGCACCATGTTTAGACCACGAACCGGGTTACACGTTTACATCTAATAGATTAGCCACCACACAATTTTTTGAATGTCTGGACAATAATAATCTATTTTTACACACATGCAACAATGTTTTGTTTCAAAGCGGTCGCCATTATTGTGACGAAGAGCGCGATTGTGCTCAATTTGAAGATGGCACGGGAGTATTGATAAACACGATACACAATGATAATATAACTTTTGATACGGGTAAAAGTGTGTGTGAAAAATATAGGATAAAAGAGGTGGTCGAGTGTGATACGGGTGATTTTATCGCTGATAAAAAATTTTCACATCCACTAAACGTTACATTTGACTTGAGATTACCGCGTCAAGTGTTTTATGAGGACACGTGCACGGAATATGGTTATGATAGAGTGGTGATAACAAATGATAGTTTCACAGTTAAAGTAGATAATTTTCCTGAACTATCAACACACATGGTGGGAAGGGTTAGTAAAATAATCAACGAACAGGATTATTTGAAAGAGAATAGTGTGAGTGAATTTGTGACTTATAGTCGTGACGTAAACGAGATATGTATGGATCCGAAATTATTTACATCGCTCGATTGCAACAAAGAAACCGGAATAGTGGTAGATTTGTTTGAAAATACAAAATATAATGTGTGTAAGGACGGTGTGTTGATCGAGGCGGGGGTCGTTTTAAATGATGATGAGTATGTGGAGAAAAATGAGGTTAAAAAATTAATTGGTTACAAGGGTCAGTGTAGGTATAAGGACAACGATAGGTATTTTGATAATATTAATCGAGTCGTGGATGGCTACACATGTTTTTTCACAATACCCAGCGTGTTGAATTGATGTGAAAAAATTTAATTTACAAATTATTAAAAAAGTAAAAGGTGATTTTAAGGTTAGGCGACATGTGGATTTTTTTGGCACTATTACCTTTTGTTAATTCTATTAAATATTATGAAAATAGAATAATAAACGAAACGGGATTTCATTATGAGTTTCATAGTAACCTCAGGTTTGTGGTTAACTCTTGGAATTTTTTACTCGACATCGATTACAACAATATAAAGACAAAAGTGGACATTGTAAAAAACACATCTTTAATATTACAAAATGAGATGAGAAAAAAAAAGTGTAACTATACTGGTGGAATAAACACAAAAATTAATAATTTGGTAAATTTACACAAAGATATCTATTTTTTAATAGAACACAAACGCCTCGTTTTAAACAATAGTATGAATTTTGAAGAAGAGAGTACCCGGAAAAAAAGATCTTTGTGGATTTTTGAATTTCTTGGTCTTCGGAACGGTTTAGATTTTGATCTCATGTTGCACGACATTAGAATGGATCATAATATTCAAAATTTAACCAACGATATGTTATTACTCACTCAAACTGTAAAAGAATATGATGGTGAGAGAAATTGTTACGCTTTAAATGAACAAATCTGGTCGTTGAAAGATAATTTGGACGAGATCGAGGTTGTTTTAAAGAAAATCTTCAGAGCTATAGAGATGGCGTTAACACATAATAAAGTGGATTATATGATTTTAAACACCACCCTGTTTATTGAAAAAATTAAACTTGTGAACGATAAGGACACCGAATGGATTGTCCAACCCTCTATGGAGGAGTTACATAACATCATACGTTTAGCCTATTGTAATGTATTCATAAATGATGATAACAAAATAAGATTTGTTATACGTTTACCGCGCGTGGACAAAACTAAGTTTATGTTGTTTAAAACTATATCGATACCGAATTGTGATGATAAAGGGGTTTGTAAATATCTAACACCCAAAAGTCAATATATAGGGTTTAGTAAAAAAAAATTATATGTACGTTTAGCCGATATTAGCTCGTGTACTAAATATGACAATAAGACGTTGTGTTATGAATCTGTAACGGCAAAAAAGCTTGAAGCTTCAGAAGATTGCGATGTAAAATTATACAGTGGTCAACCATACGAAAATTGTGAAGTGCGCGCTACTCGATTTCACAACGAAATATTTTTCAATTTAAATAATATGAATCGATGGTTATATAGAGTGGAGCGTGTAAACGCAGACATAACTTGTGGTACTGGACGCTTTAGTGAACATTTAATATTAAAAGGAACCGGAATAATAACTTTAAACAGATTTTGTAAATTGAGAACCCCACAACTTGTTCTCACTAGTAAAGACATTATCGGTAATAATTCTTATCAAATTATCAATTTTAATTTTACACGATTCATAATACCAGAAGATTATGTTGTGCATAAAAAAATTGTTAATGGGTTGGACTTTGACTCCCTTAATTCTATTTCTGAAGATTTAAAAATATTACTTACAAAAGAGAAAATTAAATTGATAAAAAAAAATGAAAGCGGCGGTTGGTTCGATTGGTTAAGTGATATATATTCGAATTTGTTTGGTAATTGGTGGTGGGAAGTAAAGTTTTTTATTTATTGTATATTGATATCGATTGTGTTGTGTATAATTATTAAAATAAAAAATTTGCTTACCTAAAATATTTATCATTACTCCTTATCACCACTAAGCGACAAATATTATATCCTTATCAGTATATATAAGTCGGTAGCGTGGTGTCGAACTCGATTATATAGTAATATACAGTGTAGAGAATGGACGAAGAACAACTACTAGTACTAGCACAGCCGCCACCGCCGCCACCATATATTATTGAACAACAACAAAATGGTAATGATATTTTTGTTGCAAACCCTTCACATAATTTTTATCAACAAACCAATTTTCACCAAAACATGATCAAAAATCAAAATTCTCTTATTGATGACGTTAACATTTTTAATCATGAGCAGCCTCCTCCTCCTCATTATTCTTCTTCTTCATCTTCCGGCTCGTCGCCGTCGTCATCTTCATCGGCGGCGTCCACAAAGAATGTCAAAGAATTAACAAAAAGACTTGTCGCCTTAAAAAAAGAAAAAGAAAAATACGATGTAATGATAAAAGAAAAAGAAAAAGAGGCTGATAATACATTAAAAAATGAAAAACAAAAATATGATGAAACAATTACTAAGTTTGAAGAAGAAAAGAATGAGATGATTAAAAAGTGGAACGAAAAAAACAAGAGTACAGACTTGAACTAGATAAAAAGAGAAAAACTATTAAAGATTTGGAAAGAAAGGTTAAAAATTGTGAGGAAAAATATGAAGAATTAGAGGAAAAATATGAAGAATTAAATAAAAAGTTTAAAGAGAGGGAGGTAAAATACCAGCCAAATAATAAAGGTAGTATTAGTATTAAAAGACCTTTGGAGCGTATGTTTGAAGAAAAATTTGAAAGCATCAAACGTGACTTTTTAGAAAAGATGGAAAAAATGGCGTTACAGATTGAGATCGATACATTGAAGAGAATCACCGACCAAGCGTTGAAGAAATATTCAGAAGCTATGAAAGTATGTACATATATTAATAATAAGAATAAGAAAAGAAAAATAAATGATTAATTTAATATATTTTTTTTTTACCATCCCAAAAGGACCTCTAATAAACCAACACTCCCTTTTAACATTTTATTGAAACTTAACAAAGCGTGTAGTTTATCAATGTCTTCGAAAGAATTTAAATTTGTAAATTGAACATTGACATTGTTTATGAGAGAATCACATTTGAAATTTTTTTCCTTTTCATATTTCATTGTGACCACTTTGAACCTCAATAACCAATATTTGCGTATTGAATCGGCTTCGATTAACATGTTATAAAAATCTTTGATTGAGAACAGTGAAACTAGTTTAAGTTCGTTTAAATGTTGATTTAGAAACGAAGGGAGTTGTTGAAACACAAACTGTTCTATAACTGTACGATAATTATCATCGTTGGTTGACGCGTACAAAACGTTTACCCTACAAAATTGATAAGAATCGTTGTCGTCATTGTCATCGTGTAATATTACGTTTTCAAAACTAGACAATTTTTTAGTGGTTAGTTTATTATCAAAACCGGTTAGTTCTACAAAACTAGAAACGTCCAACCACAAATTGAGCTCATCATACTCTATTAACACAGGCCACACGAACTTGTATATGTCGTTGTATTCACATTTAAAAAGATGCACCGTTGACATTATGATAAACCTTAAGTTATAGAAATTATGTGGTGGATGTTGGTTTTCAGTTTATTTGTGTTGTTTTTGATGTTATACAATATTCCTGAACAACGACGACGACGACGAGAGGTAAAAATGGTATTTGACAGACACAATATTTTGGATTGTAATTTAATAAATGTTCCTTGTGTAACAAACGAACAATGTAGAGATAATTGTCGAGAGGGTATGTTACACAGATGTAACGAATGGGGATTTTGTCAAAGAACGGTACAACACCACCAACAACAAGAGGAAGAATTAGACGATTGTGATGCTAGTCGAGGGTTGATAACAATTTTAAACGCCATGGGTGAAATAGTTAAAAAAATGTGCGTCAGTCTTTATCGGGACGTTATCGATGATAATGGTAATCTTTTACCTTATGTATGTACGCCTGGTAATATGTTGATAGATTTAGAACAACGTCCTTTTAATGTTTCAGATTGTATTTGTGCTTCTGGTTACACTAGATTCTCATATTCCCCTGGAGCTTTCAGTAGAAGTACACCAGTGTGTATACCTAATGTATCGGCGGCATTGTTTAGAAGAGTTTATGAATAATCAAACCAAAACTGAAGATATGGTATTTTATTTAACAACACATATTCGTCACCTTCCAATACACAATTCACAGGATTAACAACACCCGGTTCCTGGATATAATTTTTAATCATGGTAACAATATTCACGGGCATTACAGTTTCTTCATCTACATTACTTATTGATAATCTATTTCCTTCTTTTAAAGCAAGATAAGGATACATAAAAAGAGTTTTAACAACGCCCACGGTTATGTATAGTGTTTCCTCATCTAACAGAAAACAACGAAGGTTATCAGTAAAACCTTCAACATTTAATTTGTATGAACAGGAGCCGGTTTTATTGTAAAGTGCTGTGAAACTGATCACTTGCTCTATAATATCTATATTGCCTTGTATACGTGTTGTTAAAGAGGGCACATTAATATTGGTAATTGGAACACGCCAACATACAACTCCGTTGCATTTGGCACCATCCAATGAATTGTTATTTTCTGTAGATTGTACGGCAAACGGTTTATCGGTACCGATAATTTGTGATAAAACAACCACGCGACCATTTGAAGTGCCCATCGACCCCTCTCTTACTCCCATGTTATAATATAACTGATACATACCCTCCTCATAATATAATGTACACGATTTAAATTCTAAATCATTGAGTTCGGCTATAAGTGAGTGTGATAACATTGCACCACAATTCTTTGTCTTGACGAGAGCAGTTTTCCCTATTTGTGGTGTGAACGATTGTGTAGAGGTTGTTGTCGAAGGGACGGGCAATACCCCATTCGGAGTTTGACATAATATACCGCTTTCAAACAACATAGACTGAGTGGTATATCTAATTATAGGTCTTTTACGATTCCACAAACGACGATTCATAACCCATAAAGGTGCGTGTGTGTTGTTTATAGGGTCGGCTTCATAATATGCCAGTCTGGGCGTTGTGCCCACCACACAACCATAATAATTATTAGATAATTTTGTTAATACTTTAGAATAGTCGGCCGTATAAACATCATGTGGGTAACCAACAAAATTACCAATCACATCGGAAAAATGAGTACCATTACGAGACATGACAGCCGGATTCACCCTTCCTTCTGGACTAGCAACATTATTTATAGCCTGAATTATGTTATTAAAATTAATGACACTGTCACCAAAAAAGTATATGTAATAGTTGAAGGTGAAAAAGGAATTTATTAGATAACCGTATGCTCGTACATCTATATGATCTATATAAATATAATCTATGTGTATTCCATCGCCTTCTGTTACCAAAGGAAATTTAATAATTTCTAATAAGGTACCAATAGATGGTTCTTTAATAATGGTAGATAAAGGGTAATCGCGTAACATTTGTGAGTAAACATATGGCACCCCCATACGCATCGCGTTTCCTGCCGTTCTTACCCAACCCATTGAATGAGTGGCGGTGGGAAGATATAATCCTAACCATTTTTTAGTTAACGTTGCACATTCATCGTAATGCTTTGTATCCGATAATACGGCAGTCACACACAAGAACACCTCGGGCATTGTAATGGTGAAGTGATACCAATCGGCTATATTCCCCCACGGAGCGTTCTGATGAGGCGGAGGGTTGGGAAGATGATTGGCGATAAGACGTAAACTGTTTGTGAGATTCGAGGCGAGAGAATCGTTGTGATAGAGGTTGTCACCGGGTGAATTATAACGCACACAGTATCCGATCACCGTGTGACACATGGTTCCGAAATTTGAAACGTTTGTCCAAGGGTCGAGATCATTAAATACTGTTATTGGATTCCAAGCTCGTGTAGGGTTCTCTATTTTCTCTGCTTTTTGTGACATTTGAGTGGAAAGGGTGTTTTTAAAGAAATTATGAAATCGTGTCAACTCAGGATTGCGTTCGGGTAGAGGTTCGGGCGGTGGATTAGGTTCTGGATTAGGCGGCGGATTAGGTGGAGGATTAGGTTCAGGATTAGGCGGTGGATTAGGTGGTGGATTAGGTTCAGGATTAGGCGGTGGATTAGGTGGTGGATTAGGTTCAGGATTAGGCGGAGGATTAGGCGGAGGATTAGGTGGAGGATTAGGTGGAGGATTAGGCGGTGGATTAGGTGGTGGATTAGGTGGAGGATTAGGCGGTGGATTAGGTTCGGGTGGGTTATCATCACAAACACAAGGTTGTGAGCTCGTCCATACAATATTCAAATTTTGTATTAACAAAATAACTAGTGTAATTATTAATAGAACAAGACCAAACACTACTACCCTTTCGTTTATTACCAATGTTATCCATGTTGGATTATCCATTATTATTTGACTTATTTTTCTTTACATAAGTTTTTAATATGACCGAGGAAATATTGGTTTCGTTAAAACACTACAATAATAAGTTCAACCAAATGGACGACGCGTTACATAATCTCAGAGAACAATACGATAAGACACAATTTGAGATTAAATGTATAAAAAAAATTTTATTAGAAATATGTTCAGCGGTGGCGCCAAACAAAGAGGTTGTCGTTCGAGAAATGTTAGAAAAACACGACAAAGTTTATAGAACTCTACACGATTATGGAAACATACCGTTGGCACATATTAGATTCAATCATCAACTTTCACCAGATCTGGGTTCCGTTTATGTTTGGAATGTTTTTTAAAAAAAAAACAAAAAATTTTTTTATTACCCTTTTATTTATTTAACAATTAACCCACAAACCGACTTATGATAGTTTATCCAAAACATTGCCTCTTCCCAATTTGATACATCCTGTCTTCTAATGCTGTCATTCTGCACGGCGTTAATCATTTCTGTATAGTTTGTATTCTCCAAAATTTCTTTTTTAAAAACAAACATTAATACATTCAATTTAAGAGTACCGGTTGATTTTAAATAAAAATAATCATAATGTTTAATATCCTCTACTAAATTATTGATTCCCTCCGTATCTTGGCTATGTATAATAAAACAGACAAACATGATTGATTTTTTTTTTCAACTATATATTTTTTTTCAACTACATATATTATATACCTTTTTTTTATCTTATCACCATTTGATTATTTGTTCCAGTTCAGGCATTTGAGCCGCGTGAAAGATACGAGTTCGTATGTTATCTTTATCGATAAATACCAATAATTTTGCTACTGTAGTTATATTGTAGGCCTTCTTTAGCATAAGCGCATATAAATTGAGTTGAGCCGAATATTGCCAAAAATTAGTATCTGGATATTTACTCAATTCTTTATCCGCCATATATGAGCCGACCTTAAACTTCGGTTTGCACCTTTTCCAATCCACCACTATCGCCTCACCCTTCTTATTGTGGTACAATGCATCGATAGCGCCACCTATATTTATCTTCTTACCGTCAAACACAACGTCGGTTACAAACAATTTCACCTCGGATTGATAAAATGTAAAATTTTTTTCCTTCATATAATCGTTCAATGGGTATAACATATCTCTCATGTCATCTGTTATCTCTTGTGTCATCAACATATGTTCAATCTTCTTGTGAAATTCAGAATTTTCACCCATTTTTTTCTCCCACTCGTTCCTAATGTTGGCCGCGCTCATTTCCACATCTACGTCATTATCTTTATATACAACGCAATGGTTGTATTTCGCTTTAAAAACACACATCTCCGAAACTATCACTCTGTCGAACGGAAACCATCTTTTTAACAGTTTAGTTACAGAGAATTCGTTTTCGAGTCCTTTAAAAAAGTATTGGTGTGTATCTTGACATAACAAAATATCTTCTTGGTCCTTCTTTAATCTCTTCCAACCCTCTTCCACTATTTTTAAATCATCATCATCATCATTATTATTCTCAACAATAACACCATTTCTTAGGTGATATTTTTCAACCCACGCTTCTTCTCGTTCTTCGTCTTCAGACCATGTCCACGACCCCCTTCTTGGCATATTGTCTTCGTCTTCAGAACACGTCTCGAATTCAAACCATGTCCACGACATGTTTTTTTATAGCTTCTCACATTATACACACGATTTATATATCAAGTTATTATCAGTTATCTTTGTTATCAATTTAGTTATCTATCAGTAGTACATGTGTGTAGGGTAACAGAGCTGGATCGTCCATGAGAAGGCATGGAAGTATACAATTCGCGACACACTATCGATCCGAAAAAAATGTATAAAGTTGACATTTTTTCACGGCGTTGGAAGGGAATCGATAATAATATTTCCTTCGTGCCGGGCGGTCGATATTTTATCACAACAGGTAAAATGTTACAATCTTTATTGACGACACAATCCACCGACTTTGAAGAGGAAGAAGAGACAAAAAAAAATCATAATAAGAAAAATGTGTGCTTTTTAAATTATATTGAAGACAGAAACGCTCTAATCGAAAAATATAAACGTTTATTTTTCTATTATTACAAGACCAACAAAAGTGGAATAGCTTTTACAAAATTATGTACAAGAGTGCGCAAAGAGAGATACGCAAACCGTCTCACGTTTAACTTTATGGTGGTGAAGAGGGTTGGGTGTAACGTATGTAAAAATAAATGTGTGTATGACGCATTAAAAAAATTTTATTTGATGGACACAAAGTGTATAGCAGAAGTAGACCGATTGATGTTGAAGGAAAATGGATTTAATTAACAAGAAAAATAAATTTTTAATTATGGCAAGACAACTAAACGATAAACAATTGAAAATTATAAAACCATATGTAGACAGGATGTATAAGAATTTTCATTTATATGATGTGACATCTGATGAAAAATTTTTACGCGCAATATCAATTTTATTATGCGAGTGCAATGCCATCATGATAAAAATGTTAATATCAAAAAAGAAACATATACCTATGTATTTTATAAATGAAGAATAATTTCTTATCAATGCTCTATAAATATAGAAATTATCACCACATTAATGACATTAGTCTCATTTCACTGAAATGCGCTGGTCGTTCATTATGTTGTTTAAATTTTTTTTAATATTGTGTTTATTAGAAATGTGTGCAACAATAGCACCACATTGTTGTGATGATGGTTCAGTGGTGTTGAAAAAGAAACACATGTGCTGGAATCCGGACACTAATATTACTGAGAAAATAAAATCACTGGATTGCGAGAAAACATTACTATTACGTAAATACAATATAAACACTGATGGTGATTTGTATTTAACGTTTGAAAAAAACATTACAATTCAAAAATATTGTTTGGGAAATGTAACAACAAAGGAAATGAAAAAAATTGTCGTTTCACCGCTCATCTGTGCAACACAAGATAATAGTGTTATTAATGATAAAGTACACGGTTATTGTATGATAGTATCTGTGGTGTTTTTGTTCTTAACAATTATCATATATATTGCACTGCCAGAACTACGAGATTTACAAGGGAAAAATATTATGGCTTTTTGTATTAGCCTCAGTTTTGGAATGATCCTATTGGTAATCATGAAATTTATGGTATACAGTGACATGAAATGGTGTGCAGTTAGAGGAATTTTGGCATATTATTTTTTCCTCTCCAGCTTCTTTTGGACCAATTCGATATCAATACAAGTGTTGATGAGTATAATACGCCCAACGCCAATCAATTATAGATGGAAAAACTTTTTTTGGTACGCCTTGTATGCGTGGGGGTGTCCTGCAGTGTTAACTTTAATATTAACAACGATTAATTTTGTTCCTGGTAATCATTCAAGACCCGGTATCGGACTCAACCATTGTTGGTTTTATGACATTGAAAATCAGTGGTATTACATGTATAGTGTAATCTCAATTTTGATATCAATCAATATTTGCATATACATCTATACTGTATTATATCTTTGGAGAAATAATTTTCTAAAAAACACTCATCTAAAAGAGATTAAATATAAATTTTCGATGTCGTTTAAACTATTTATATTGATGGGTTTATCTTGGATATTTGAAATAAGCAGCTCTTTTATGGGTGACTCCTATTTTTGGATTATAACAGACATTTATAACACATTACAAGGGGTGATGATATTTTTGATACTGGTTCCGTTTAGAAGGAAAACGCTTAAAATTATGTCAAACCATGGTTGGTTTAATTGGCACACTAGAAAGGAAGAAGAGGAACAAAAAGAAACCATGTTAAATATTATAAGTATTTAATAAATTTCAAATAGATCTATTTCGTATAAAGGTCTAGCACATATTTTACAAAAAATATCTTTGTATGTTAATGTTTTTTCTTTTTTATATAATGAATAAATGGCATGAGCATAATCTAGAGTGTTTTCATAATCATCAATGTCCACCTTAAAAATTTCTGCATTAGAATCACACACTTTACAATATCCACTGTAAACTAATAAATAATCTTCTAAATTAACACTTTCATCCAATACATTTTTTAATAACTTATTGAATACAAATTTCTTGACATTTTCCACCGTTTCATTTTCTTCGTACATGTTTTCAATTTTTATAGCTATTTCAGACAAGTCCATTTTAACAAGTGTGATTTACAGGGTGTAAAGGTTGAGTGATATAATAGATGTTTCCCAAATCGTTGCGTTTAGCTTTTTTCGACAATAACCACCGTCCTCTCCCCACACCCGCTGTTATTAATTCGTTATTTATAGTTGTGATCCAACCTAGACGTGTTATTCCTACAAATTTTTCATAGACGTAACCAACAAAATTAAATGTATCGTCGTTTTCAATTTTATATATTTCAACACCGTTTACAACTCCATACAATTCATCTTCCTCCACTAATAATGCCATAATTTTTTTTNCCTTCATCACATTTACTTTATTCAACTCTGTACCGTTATATTCAAACCATAAATTACCATCTATCATAATGATTTTGTTTTTTAAAGAAGCTGCCGCGCTCACGTGATACATTTCTCTCCATAAACCATATTTAATTGAACCGATTTCTGTTGAATTGATCAAATCATAATAATTATACCGCCAGTAATGTGTAGAGTTAAAGACGAAGAATTGTTGTCTAATATTTGCAACAGTAACAATCTCGCAGTTTTCGTACACCCACATAGGTATTTTGGTGTATATTTTTTCCAATTCTATAATATCTTTACTCGTTAAAGAAACACTGTTGTTTACTATTTTATACCACTCATACATTAAGGTCTCTTTTACCCCGGAATGTTTCAATCCCAACGCGTGACCTATTTCGTGTACCAAAACACTAAAATAATGAGTTCCGTCAGGGTCAGGAGCACTACTTTTCGTCAACCACAATTCGTCAGCATCCATATGAATAGCGCCACCGTTAAGGTATAGAGGAAAAAATGCATGTGCTACAACTTTTCCCATCCCATCAAAAGGGAAAAAATCATTATGTTCACCGCTAATGAACGACACTCTGATGTTTGCAGTCTCATCATCATCACCGATATATAAAAATTTTACAATTCCACTTTTCTCCCATACATTAAACGCTCCATTTGTTTCTTCTCTCACCTCTTCTTTATTGAGATACTCAGGAATAGTTTTAACAAACAAACTAAAAGTTATATTAGTACTATTCGGCCATACAGATGAACAGAAAACTTTCTCGATTATAAAGAAAAAAAAAATTAGTTGTTTCATAGTAAGAGAATGAAATGTGCGTACGTCACACTAGTGATGTTAGGGAATAATTATGTCAAGGGCGCGGTTGCGTTGGCAAAAAGTTTAAAGAACACCGGCACCGAGTTTGATTTAGTGTGTCTAGTGACACCCGATGTAACCAAAATTGAAGATTTAAAGAAACTGTATACGCGCGTAATCTTTATTTCATACTTATATCAAAAATGTGGAAAAATGTTAACACAACGTCAACACGAATTATACTCCAAGTGGATAGATTTCTCTTTCACTAAATGGAGATGTTTTGAATTGACAGATTATGACAAATGTATATTCTTAGATGCCGATCAGATTGTGCTTAAAAACATTGATCATTTAATCAATATTCCGGCTCGTTATGCGCTGTGTCACAATCCAAACTATAATTCGCACTTTAAACGTTTCAATCACGCCGATATCATCACATATAAAGAATTAGAGTTTATGTATGACAATTTTGATTTGTTAGGTTTTACAGGAACTCTAGTCTTTACACCCGACTTGAGTCTTTCACAACATATTTTCTCTATACTTCACAACAATTCTCTCGTACATCTACCGAACAGATTTAACAACGGTTATGACGAGGTGGTATTAACTAGAGCGTTCATAGACCTAAAAATTGATGTGGTACAACTGGACCCCCAATATACTTGGAATGCAGGAAATTACACAGCGCTAAAAAATAATCACATGCCGTTCGTAGTCAATTATTATGGTGACCAAAAACCATGGTGTGAAAAAGTATTATTTTTAGATGTATTTATTTGGAAATATTTTTATCACAAGTAAACAACTCGAACGAGTATCAATTCGGTTCTATATGTGAACGAGTATATTTATCAACTTTAACTATTTTTCTCTGAATTAATTCGGTTCTAGATGTGAACGAGTATATTTATCGAGTTTAAATATTTTTCTCTGAATTAATTCGGTTCTAGATGTGAACGARTATATTTATCGAGTTTAAATATTTTTCTCTGAATYAATTCGGTTCTAGATGTGAACGAGTATATTTATCGARTTTAAATATTTTTCTCTGAATCAATTCGGTTCTAGATGTGAACGAGTATATTTATCGAGTTTAAATATTTTTCTCTGAATCAATTCGGTTCTAGATGTGAACGAGTATATTTATCTAGATGTGAACGAGTATATTTATCGAATTTATTTCTCTCAGCTCTGAATTACTTCAGATTTATATAAAAATGAGTATATTTTTCACTTCAGATTCATATAAATACGAATTAGTGTAAGTAAATGTTTGTGATTGTTATCATACTATTTGTTTTATTCATTTTTCTATTGTATTCACCTTTACAAAGAACATATGAACAGATTTATAAAGAAAAGGTTTTGCGTAATAAATTATTGAACGATGAAGCGTTTAGAGAAGGTATGAGACAACGACGTTACGCACCTCTTCATACACTACCCACCGTTCGTTGGTACAACAATTTTGACACACTAGAGGGAAGTAGTAGTTGTTTCTCTATACCCACTCTAGTCACCAACACAGATAGTGGTACTTTTGATTGTGTGTCGGTGTGTAATGACGAAAGAGCTGTTTACTTTTTTGTGGGACCCAATGATAAATTTGTTGTTAACGGGGCGTTGTTGGCCAGTGGTGGTTATTGTACATTAAACTCGGTACCAAAAAACTGTAATACCGAAACTTCACTAATTTTGTACAGCGTTAACCAATGGACTTGTATAGCGGAAGACCCAAGATTCTTTGCAGGCACGTCTAATTTGATACAAATAGCAGGTAGACAACACAACAATCACACACTAGCCGAAGATATTGAAAAAAATGTGTTATGGGACAATATGTTGAATAGAGTGGTGAATCCTAACGTCAACACGTTTCGGAACAGTTGGGACGACATGATGCCAGACGGCAGGAGGCGTTTTGAGGTGAGATGTGGTGCTCTCGACACACAACACAACGAAATGTTCCTTAATCCTTTTAATCCTATTGAATGTTTACCTAATGTATGTACTGTGGTGAATTGGGCACACAGAGACGTAAAACCCGACTTTCGGAGGGGCGTGTGTGAGTGTGGTGATATAAACGTAACGCGTGTACAACATATAAATCAAAACGATCCCACCAGTCAATGTGCATCGAACGTAAATAGACTTAATGAAAATGAACGAAGTTACACTTTTCGCGTGGAATGTTTGTCGTTGGACACACCCATTGAATTGTTTTCGGAAGATAAATTCCTATGTCCACCTGGTATATTTAATCAAAACACAGACTTTTCCTTTAGATTCGTGTTGAACGGTGTTATACCGTTGAGCGGTAACGGAATACACGAGCCCACAACACGATTGTGGAGAGATACCAGAAATAGGGTGATATGGAATCAGAGATAACACACACATATATATATACACATTGATAACGTTTTTTATATTCATTTCTAACACTCCCCAACATGAAGATGGATGTGCGAAAAATTAATAAGAGTTTAAAAAAAATAAAACAAAATAATGTGCCACCAAGCTTTTTGTTAATGTTATTATCGTCACCGACTGTACCGATTGTTAGACAACGTGCTCTATACAAGAATAAGCGCTCCGAAGACCCTACTCCTGAACAATTAAACGAATGGAACGAGGGAGGACAAGGAAAAAGTTTGTGGAAAATTTGTAAATGGTGTCGTGATGACAAGGAAGAAAATTGTTTTTATATACCTTTTAAAGATAAAATGAACTTGGAGCGTGATGAAATTGTAAAATTGTTTTTTGATAAAACAATGTGGTGTGAACTATGTGATGGTTCTTTGTTTTATTTTAAAAATAAACATATAAGAAAATAAAATGTTATTTTATTCCATACAACACTTTGTTTAAATTATCAATCTTTATAAATTTTTTTTGTTTTTCCTCCATCATTGTCAACACATTTTCCTCTATAGTTTTAATTAAACCTAATGTAGTTTTATCAGAGCTATATTTTTTCTTCTCTTCTTCTACCCAACTTTCGAAAGATTTTTGTAAAACATTTACTTTTTTTTCCATTATAATAATAATAATAAGTATGAAGAGGTCTGTAGCCGGATGGGTTGTGGAAAAACAACAATGTGAAGATAAAGAAAAAAGATTAAGAAATTTGTTGATAACAAATAGCGGGCTTAGATTACAAGGGGGTAGGTGGATCGATCAACGATTAGATTTAAATTCTATAGATACGGAGGAATTGTTGGTGAAAGTATTAAAGAAGCTCAACGAAGGTACTACTAGTACTACTAGTAATGATGATGAAATTATAGTAGACACTAGAAACAATCTTCTGTTGAGAGAAACGAAATATTTAAAACGCCCAAATTTCTCTGATGTTGAGTCTGTTCGCGAATTTATCTTACAAATTGGTAGAGTGGTTGTGTTGTGTGAGCCCAGTTTACAAAATCTCCACTCTGATTTCGCTTATTTAGCTTACAACTATGGCATAACACACACACCAATGGAGAATAAGTTTGACGAAGAAAAAGAAAAACGTATCATTACATTAGAGCGCGAGAGGGAAGTTAATTTACGGGCGTACAACAAACTCAAGAATGATTTTGAGGATCTAAAACTACAATATACTGATGTGTTGGGTAAAATTCAAATCGGCGAGGAGAATGTAATAATTTCGAGACGGTTACAAGAAAAGTTAACAACAACAGAAGATGATCTCAACAAGACTAGGGAAATGTTAACACAAAAGGAAATAAGGATTCGACAATACGAAGATGTGTATAGGGAAACACAAAACCAACTCGAAGAACAGATACAAACGATTGAAAAATATAGAATAAATTTAATAACGACACAAGATAGATTGAAAGAATGCGAAATACAAAATGATAGTTTAAAAAACGATTTAAAATCGTGTAATGATCATATTATGAATATCTATTCGAAAGCTGAAACTACTCAATCACAAATAGCGGAAGAAATAAGAAAAAGAGATGAAGAATATAGGAGAATGTATGAAGAATATAACGCAATTAAAATACAAAATGAGGAAATTAGAAAGGAGAATGTGTATTTACATGATTATTCGAATCGATTGAAGGAGCTGTTTAAAAATTTCATCACAAACGTGATGAGACAGTGTCAATACTGTGGTCCGCGGATAGATATTGATGAATTGGAAACGGTGGGGATTATACTTCCTTCTAGTGTAAATATATCGGAAATACCCGCGCCGGCGATTGAAGAGCCACCGAAAGCTTCGTATCAACAACTAAGAGAAATCCTAAACGAAGTCGGTGAGGAGTTCGGTCTCAACACATTGGATGATGATTTTATATTTTCGATAAAGAAAGAATTGGGTAGACTAAATAAAAATATAATCACTCTAAATGTTTTATCTCAATGTCAATATAATACATCAATAACAATAATGGACAATTTTGAAAAATGTGTGATAAAATTGAAAGGTATCATAAACAATATAGAAGTAGAAAGAAAAGAACAGATTGAAATCATTGAAAATCATCATCGAATAGTGGAAAAGATGAAACAGGATTGTAACAAAGACTTAGATATCCAATTGAATGTGATCACCGAAAAACATAATTTATATTCGTTATTAAAAGAATTATTACTTTTAATAGATGATTTTGTTGACATTCCATACGATCAGATAACCGAATCACAAGTTTTGTATGCGCTCAATAGATTAAAAAATCAAAAAAACTTTTTAGGATTAGAAGAGGAAGATGATGATGATGATGATGATGCTTATGAGTATGAACCTTCAACGTCAAAATTAAAAATGCGAATAAAAAAATTCAAAAAAGAAAATAAACCATATGAAAACGAACGACCTAAAAAAATGCGACATGTCGAATACTACTACGACGACGACGTCGACGACGAACAAAATCTTTTAAGTGTGCCATAACTAACTATGAAAATATAAAAATTGGTTTTACGCGGTTACTATATTCTTTTTTCACCAACGGTATAATGGTCTTTTTCTTTTTTTCAATGTTCACTGTGCTGCCCGTGACCGTAGTCATGTCCGCCACAGTATCGTATAGAATTTTTGACAATATCGACTTTGCATACGACACCATATAATGGTCTTCGCCGTGCGGATTCTCCATTTCCTCTATACACTCGTAATAATGTTTCAACATGTCCCTAGGAGAGGCTTTAATGTCTGGATTTATTTTTTCCAACCGTCGAGCGGTGTTTAAGAAAAAGGTCTTGTAGTTTGGGAACAAGTGTTGACACTTGTTTATAATAAGATTTAGAGCTATCAAAAAAGTACCACGGTTAAAATTTTTATACTCTACACTCTCCTCCACATATTTTGTGTGTAATATTAATCTTTTGATATTATTAAAATTTTCAAAGTTTGGCGTCTCGGTGTATTCGCGGTGTGCTTTCCTAACGATAGCCAACTCTCTGTCGGGTAACATATTTTCAGACTCGATCAACTCCTTACATTTGTCCGCTATTAATTGTTTTGCAAACTCTTTCGCGTCCACGGTTGTTTCCATACTTATTTATTATGGTGTTCCTATTTTTGCTCACATTTATTTGTATATTATTTTTATTCATATTAAAACTTAATAGAGGTCAAGAAATACAACGATTATTATATGAACATAAATTTATTCCAACAAGTCTCGGTAAATATGTAAACATTAATTTTTCTTAATGGTAATACAATAACCCTCTTCTGAACAAATACATATCCAATCGTCGCCGCCTCTAAGACGCAACACCAAATGGAGAGTGCTCTCCTTTTGAATGTTATAATCTGAAAGTGTTCGCTCGTCTTCAAGTTGTTTACCGGCAAATATTAAACGCTGTTGGTCCGGCGGCACTCCCTCCTTGTCTGTGATCTTTTGTTTTAACGATAAAATTGTGTCTTCGCTCTCCACTTCCACGGTTATCGTTTTACCGGTTAACGTTTTCACAAAAATCTGCATGTTGATTGTATGACGTTGAAAAAGATCGTTACAACTATTTATACTTAAATTATTAAGGTGACCCCACATATTATGGCTTGTAATCCACACATCAAGGTGTTTATCAGCGATCGGTTCATAGAGTTTCCATACGGTAGTGTGGTGGCGAGACAAGACACGCGTCTCACAATTTTCGTGCCCACATTTGCCGACGAGAAGGTGATCATAAAGAATCTCTTAGATTTTCAACAGGTACACGTTTTAAAATATGCAAGCGGCTTCGAAGAGGATGCATCCGTTAAAGAGGGTGTTGTAGTTTATTGGAACGTTATAACGCCCATCAAAGTCACCGGAGTGGGTGACACGCTCGTTTTCAATGTTGTACTAAGTGACAATTTGTATTCGTGCAATGATATAAAAATAGATAATGATATGAAAACGATCACGTGTCCCCTTCAAGTGGATTACAATGTGGATATGGTGTGTTTAAAGGGTGAATACGCAGGGGACGCGGAGGAACTCAAAAAAGCCGGTGATGAGTCAATAAAGGAGTTCTTTATTCATTTCGACAAACACACCCCCATGGGTATTAAGATTTTGAACACTAAACGATTTTTGATTGCGCTCGGTCGTCGTACGATACGTGCACGCATTAGTGTTTATTTACCTTACGAGGAACTCACCACTATACACAAGGAATTGACATGGGAGTCCACAAGACGAAGGCTACGCGGTGGCACTACACATAATAATTGTAACATCATCAATCGACCCAGCTATAAGTATATATTGGATGCGCTCGAACTGTTAGGTATAGCGACAGACGACGCGTACACCATACACAGATTGGTGGATATATTCACCCCGCTCATATTACGCTACAAATTAGTGCCAGATGTTTTTGTAGAATTGAACAATATAAACGGTGAGGAAAAACATGTACGATTATATTGCAAATATGAGGGAGTGACAATAACAAACGCCGGTCCGGTGCCTCTCAACATGACCACGAGAAACCCCGTGTCTTTTTCACACAACAACACACCCGCGTTATTGCCCGAACAATTTTATCATGAACTTGGTACCAGAAACGTTTTCGTACACACACCGCTCTACAACTATTTTTTGTAAGCTATATGGATAATTTCGATTTGTTGGATGAATTGTTATATGAAAATAGAGTATTTTTAAAACAAATTGTTGTGTTTGTTATTAGTGCCACATTAATTTTTTTAATAACAAGTCTTCTTTTTGCAGTGTTTAACTATAGAAATAGTTTGAATGAACAACGAGAGGTGGTCACTTTAAAAAATCTTTATTTAAATAAATAATTTATTCATCGTTAACCATATCTTGTGTTAGTCGTCGTTTTGATAACTTTTTCTCTTCTTCTTCGTCTTCACTTTTTAACAAGTTGTGTCTGTTTAAAAATCTTTTAAAACCCTCCACTTTGCTCTTGAAATTTTTATAGTGTTGAGAGAGATAATTACGAGCGTTCACATAATTGATTTCATCCTCTTCCTCATCTTCGTCTGTGTTTAACAACACCAAACCCTTGTAGCATGTCATCATGACACTCTGTACATATGCAATAACCTTTTTTCTCAAAATAGTTGTGGATTCCTTGTTCACCGTTTTATTGTCATCTTCGTAGACTACCAACGTTTTGTGATACAATTCCAACTCTTCTATCAACTTTCTAAACTCGTATCCGTCCACGTCTATGGGTGTTTTTGTGACGGGATCCACGGCGTACATCAGTTGCCACGATTTACTGTCTTTTTTCAATTTAATATCGGCCTTGCTCAAAAATGAAGTGTAAAATATAAACGAATTTATAATATACGGAGTGCTCGTCTTCTTCTTTTTCATCATCACTCTCTTATCGTTAGTTTTTACTTCCACTTTTAAATTGATAGTCAACAATTTATTTTGTAACAATTGTTTGAAACCGGTCGTCTCGAACAAGTCGAGGAGGGTGTCGCGATTTTTTATATGTTTAATGTCAATCATATACTGACGTTCCTCCTCAGATGAAGACATCGAATCGGTCTCAATCTTATTCTCCATTTCTTTTCAAACAGTACTTATACTCTTCCTCTATGTCTTCGGGTAAATTAAATAAATAATTTAAACGTTCCAGGTGTGGGGAAACTGTGGTCTCTAGGCGATCTGAATGATTTATGAATATCCGATCGGCGTGTTCCTTAATAAATTGGGAAATGCTTGAAAATTGTGTTTCACCAACGTGAGCTGTGACGTCACTAGTTTGGTTGTGTGTTTTCTTGTAGTTTATAACCTCGCGCACGATCGCGTACACCTGACTCTTTGTTAACACCATTGCTTATTATTCTCGTATAGTACGTATACGATGGATATATGATCAATAAACAACACAACACCACCAACACCAGCAGTAACAGTTCTACGTGTAATTTTGCTCTAAACAACATATTTTCATAATTTTTTAAATAATATAATAGACCACCAACGCACGTTATCAATCCTATACCTATAAATAACTTATTGTTGCCGGCGGTGGGCAGTAACGCGTCGTGTCTCGCACAATAATTTTTGAAAAAGAGCCATGTGTCGTTCGTGGCAAGAGTGACCCCCAACAAATCGTTTTCGTCAAAATCGTCTATCTCCTCTCCGTCTAATAAATTTATCATTTGTCCGTTACTGTTCACGTCCAAGGCGGCTAAATACTCTACCAAATGCAACATAATTTCAGTTAAATGTTCCTCTTCATCTTCGTCTACTACAAAATGTGAAAAGTTTAATGGACTGAATTCTATTAGATCACGATTAGGCGCGTCCACAGATTCATAGTAGGACATTAGGAAGGCTTGTGATAAGTCATCAAGAAAACCGCGCGGAAACATATTATTGTAACCAAACGGATCCCACAACATTAATATGAAGTCTGCCAATTCAAGAAACATTAAAACCATCCCAACAACAGACGCCGCCGAAGCGATAGCTTTCATGGTGACTCTCGCCACCACCGACACAGTTTTAATCATGGCACGATTGAGGGTGTGTATCATGGCGGCTCTGTATGTTTGACCTAAAAGGGCAACGGTCATTCGTTTACTTTGTATCAACAACATTCTTTTCAACGCCGGTATCAATACTTTATTGATTTGTTGAAATAAATTTTTTAAAGCATTTTCAAGTACACTAAATCCTAGATCGGTGAGAATGCCCATTATGAATTGGTGATCGTCAAGAAAATCAGATATTATCGCCTCCAGATCGCGTTGGTCATCGTTATTGTTACTACTACTACTACTACTATTATTATTATTATAATTTTTTTTTAAATTAAATTTGTTCAATTCAATATTACGACGCATCATTAAATCCTTCATCATACACCTCCCTTTCTCATATTCTCTAGAGCGCCCAATAGAAAACCCTTTGTTGGCTGTATACACCACCTCTTCGTTTGAACCGAACGGGAAAATATTCTTTAAAAAATCATTTTCCATCTCGACATCCACCGTGGAATCGCGCACTCTATACCATTCTTCGAGTAACGTTATACCGCCCGGAGGAGGTGGGTGTGGTAATAAACCAGAGGGGTGGACATAATTAAAATTATGCAAATCACTAGCCACTTGTCCGGTGGCCATTTTAAAAGTGGACAAAACGGAATCGCCGATTATGAAAGAGACAAACGTTTCGTACCATGGACGGGTGCAGGAATTGTTGGTTTCATTACGACCGAATCTAGCACAATATGCCTGATTAAATCTGCCTCTTATGCGCTCTGGAAAGGCGGGATCGTCATCATAGGTTACATCAAAACCAGGCACATCGTCTACACCTCGGACAACATGTTTTGATGTTCGTATGTAAGGTGTGTTCATCCACAATTTTGTGAAGGTGTCCACCATTATACATTGACGATTTGATGTATATCTAAGTTCGACAGATTGTATTTCACCATTTCGTGAAGCGAGAGAGGGGTCTAGATTGAAACAGGCGGGTTGATTATATTGGACGGTTGTGTTTGATGTTTGTGTAAAACCGCCGATCGGCGTGTCAACATAATCTATCACACCGGTCTCTGTGTAGGGATAACACGACATAGATTCACAACCCTCCTTTGAAAAATGTATATTTACAACTATAGCGGTTTTCCCCACCATCGACGGTGGTACATAGTAATCATCGTTAGAGGCCCATCTAATTGTATAATCAATAAGAATATGAGGAAATTTTTCACGCCATCTCATTATATATGATAGAGTGTCGCGATTAGTAAGATAACTAACTGCATTAAGAATGTCCAACGGAGTTAAAGTGGCCATCTCGCTTAAAGTAATAATAATAAAAAACCTTTTATAGTATTTTATTTATTTATTAGTAATTTAAATCACCATTATAAAAAAACTCTAGTACAAAATTATCATCATTATGATCAATATCATCCCATTCATGTTCGTGGGGATCTATCAAAGTGAACATTTCATTATTACATTTTTCACAAAACATTTCATATAAAAAATATTCCTTTCTTAGATTATCATCAACCACAAATTTACATTTTCCACACTGTTTCTTCATGACAAAATAATCACTGCAATAGATAAAACAGGGAAAGTGTTGAAATAAAACGTCATTGAATACTGTGTTTGGTAATTGTAACGATTCCTTTAGATTGGCCACAACCTTAGGTAATTTTTCTAAATCATATTCGTCACATTTTTCATTTATTTCTCGTGCCACCGCCTCGACGGCCAACCAGTAAAGACTCTTCGGTGTACTTTTAAACAGGTTCGAAATAACTTCGCTTCTCGTCATTATAATACTCCAAATACACTCTTCCTTAAATGAGTATTGCTCAACTGTACTCCGCTTTGGTATAAAATCAATTGTGCTTGCTTTTTATTTTTGTGATATAATATAGCACCAACCTCCCCACCACCCCCTTTTGTGTTATCTAAATACTTTATTAACTCGTTCTTATCATCAAACTCTTTATCGGCATACGCGATAAGTTTATTTTTTTCACGCACTATCAAATTTATATTTGATAAATGATTAGTGTACAAGTTGAAACCGTCTTGAATAGCATAACAATAATCACCGTCGGCCGTTTTTACCCCTTGCCCCACCAGACCCACTATTTCTTCGTTTATATTATATATTACACCGTGTAATGGCCACTCTTCCTTTGAATACACCAATCTTTTCTCTGCTACAATAGTGTCCACTCCGTCATATGCCCAATCTATCGCGGTCTCTCCTGTGACCTCATATTCTTTTCCATTGACTACGACTTTATCGTCAACGATCGACGACAATTGTTGAAGACTATAGAAACCACAATAATGATGGTGTGTTCTCTTAAACTGAACCCGACCAAATGGCACAAGAGTATCCATATTTATGATTGATTATGTGTGTTGAAGCTTATTTATACTGTCCACCACATCTTCGCCTACATGTTCTTTATGTTCGTCAACATCGTCTTTATGTTCGTTATCATCGGCTTTTTTATGTTCGTCGTTATCATCGGCTTTTTTATCATCTTTTTTGTTATCATCGACTTTTTTATGTTCGTCATCATCGTCTTTTTTATCTTCTTCATCTTTTTTATGTTCGTCGTTATCGTCTTTTTTTTCTTTTAACATTTCCAACATATCACTAATTTGTTGTTGTAATTCGTTTAAACGTTCGTCTATATTTTTGGTTCTGTTGTCTTCGCTCAGTTTTTTCTTAAGCTCGTTCTCCACACCCACAACCCTACTGTATGTGATAGCTATGTCTTGTTGTGTTTTTAATATTTCGTGATATAATTCCCTCAACGACGACATATTATAAATGTTAAATATTCTTATAAAGGTTGTGTGAGATAAGATGTTAGAGGAGAACAACGTATTTGTCGTGAAGCGGTCGTTTGTGTCACAACAATTACCACAATGTGTTAAATATTTAATGAAAAATTTGAGTGTTTATTGGGCAAACTGTTTTGGTTTTGAAAAGGGTTATAAACTTAACGAGCGTTTGATTAACAAGGAAGGGTTGGTGTGTTATGCGTGTTTATTTATAAAATTTAATATATCAGCATTGGAGGATTGCACACCTGAAGACCTTGAACTGTATGCAAAATGTACAACAAATACACCGTTTCTAGCTTTAGTGTTGAAGGATCGATGGTTCAAGGGTGATTTTCAACGATTGCGTCGTATACTTTCTCTCACCGATCACACAAAATTATTGGCGTTCGTAGAGAACTGTTTGTGGGAACGAGGCTATGAGGATCATTACACATTGGGTCAACAGCTTAGTATCAGGATGACTACCAATCTAATACAGAGCGGGTTAGATTTTAAACACCATGTCTCTAATGAAAAAAAGATTGTACGAGGTTGGAAGTGTGTGGAATTTGAAAAATTACTATCCACCATAAATTGTTTGGCCGACATAACTAAACGTTACAAATGGGGGCAGACATATGTTATGTTGGAGTTGGACAAGAACAATATATCATACATCACTTCTCTACTGAAACAATATAACATCATATATAACGAACATATAGAAAATGTGTGTTTACTGAAGGTGGTAGGCGGTAATAGCTTAATCTTGTTGAGACAAATTTATCCCCTTATAAAACGTCGTCTGATAAACGTACTCTTTGTGACAGACACGGAAAATTACTTATACACACATCGTGTGTTTTTCGTTTATAATTCTATGAAATTTTATTATTACTGTATAAAAAATAGATTTGTTTTCTTTCATGACGATTATGAAACCTTATATTTTTTGTATACTATAATCATGTTAGAGTTGATAAACGGAGGGTGTCTCAATTCGTTCACTTTGGAAAAATCACAAATCATGCACCCCCTAGAGTTAAATTCGAGACGATGTAACGCCCTCAAACGAGCCGCCGCCTTTAATAAAAATCTACAAAACGACATGGAATTAAAAGTGGATTTTATAAAAGGGAAGAGGTTGACCGCGGGCGTACACGATCCTAATAGAATAGTAAATATTTTATTATAAGGTAACACGGGTTTATTTTTTAACACCTTTCAATATGGTAAAACGAGGTAAACACGCTGGTTTATTGTTATTAACAAACGATAATAAAGTTGTCATATTACAAGCCAATAAATCATACAACGAAAAAGTAAACCGAAATTTGAAATATAACAAACATATACCGTTCGTGGAGAAGCTGAGTATACCGCGCGGTAAACATGATGTCGGAGAAAAAGACTACGAAACAGCAGTGAGAGAATTCATAGAAGAAACCGGTTTGGTGTTCGACACCGTTTACGTGTACAACGAACCTTTCATATTGGAATGGTTGGATAATGAAAAACTGTACAAGTACGTAATGTATGTTGCTTTTTTAGGGGGCGCATTGTACTATTTAAAAAAAAGACCTAACAGTTACGACATTAAGTTGAGAGAGAAAAAAAAACATGAATATAATGTGGATATGTTGAAGCAGAAATTTCGCACACAAGAGTTGGTTAGAAAAATAGAAGTAATGAATTTAAAAAAATATATTTCGTATATGGAAAACAGACAACTGATAACGTACGAGTATAGTAATTATGCTATATTTTTTGATTATATTTATCATGTAAAAAAATTGTATGAAAACGGCCAATTAACTTCTTTTTTTAAAATAGACCTAATGTGGTGTGTTGAAACTGAAAAATATACTTTTATTTATTATTGAATGTAAACGAATTTTATCGATTCGTATTCAAGATGAAAACGAGGGTTTTCATCAACTAAAATATTTTATCTGAGAATAGACTCGTATTCAAGATGAAAACGAGGGTTTTCATCAAATAAAATATTTTATCTGAGAATAGATTCGTATTCAAGATGAAAACGAGGGTTTTCATCAAATAAAATATTTTATCTGAGAATAGATTCGTATTCAAGATGAAAACGAGGGTTTTCATCAAATAAAATATTTTATCTGAGAATAGATTCGTATTCAAGATGAAAACGAAGTTTTTCTTCAACTAAAATATTTTATCTGAGAATAGATTCGTATTCAAGATGAAAACGAAGTTTTTCTTCAACTAAAATATTTTATTTGAGAATAGATTCGGGTTCAAGATGAAACCGAGGGTTTTTAACAAATAAAATATTTTATCCGAGAATAGATTCGGGTTCAAGATGAAAACGATGTTTTTCTTTCGGGTTCAAGATGAAAACGAAGTTTTTCTTCAAATAAAATATTTTATTTGAGAATAGATTCGGGTTCAAGATGAAAACGAGGTTTTTTAACAACGAAAATATTTTATTTGAGAATAGATTCGGGTTCAAGATGAATATGAGGTTTTTTAACAACGAAAATATTTTATTTGAGAATAGATTCGGGCTCAAGATGAAAACGAGTGTATGTGTGTGATAAGTTAATAAATTTTTTTTACATTATACATTGTTTTTTTTAAGGTATATGTCCGATAATACAATAGAAGTGTTTATAGTGACAAATGACGAAAACAAAAATATAAACGGTTACGCCGAAGTTTCTGCTGTAGCCAACCTTTTGGCGCCGTTTATAAGAATAAGTTCTACTCAATTGTGGAACACCACTCATGGTGATTATAAAATTCAAAATAACGGAAAGAATTTTATACACGCCATCGCGATATGTAAATATCTCAGTTCCATACCCGAAACAGATTCGGAAAATTACAAAAATCTCCGTCGACTTGTAAGGGATCTCATCACAGGAGACACGAGCGTTGACGATGATACTAATACATTAATGGAGATGAAAGATGAGATAAACGAGCGTCTCGATAAATTATTCGAACAAAACGCCAACATTCTAAGTGATTTTAATGGTTTATTGAGAGTGTTGAAAAGTGAATTGATATGTGAACTAAAAAAAGACGAGATAAATGACTTGATTACGGATGATTTAATAAAACTAGAGGAATAATTTTTAAATATTTTTATTTTTTAAAAAAAATCCTTTACATTTTCATATGTTCCACCCTTAATTATTAAAGTGTTGTCGGTTATTTTGGACACTTCAAATCCGGCTCGTTGTAAAAGTTCATTATATTCTTTAATTTTAACACGCGGGTTTTCTTCTTTCCTATCTATAATCTTTTCCATGTCCATGTATAGTTTTTTTCTTGTATCGTATCGGTCTGACGGGCCCGTGATATATTGTAACTGAGTGTCGTCGTTTATACGTGATTTTATAAAAATACCCAAATTTGATCCGTCCGACTCGTACCCATCGTCATCGTGTTCGTTGGTTTTATTATACAAATACAAGATGTCGGTCTCTAACATTTCTAATCTATTTTCACACTCTTCGATGCGTCTTTCGATCCACCCCCACAGGTATTCGCGTAGTTTATTCCAGTAATAATACATGATCACAACTGTAATTGTTTCCTTTTGTGTTGAAGCTATATGGTGCCCGAATTTGTTTTGTGGACACAAATATTTGTTTGTCCACGTAGGGAAAAAACTCTTTGACGAGTATCGCGGTATCGTTTAGATTGATATCGTGATAAAGATGGGAGATTTCACGTTTGATCCACGCATTATCGAATGATTTTAAAAAACAATCGTTTAATGACCCCTCGCGAACAAAAGGTTTTACTATACGAGTGGGTTTTTTTAGTAATGTATCATAGTAATATTCTCTAAGCTCTTTGCACGCTTTCATATCGAACTGGTTGCGATCCAACCATATGTGGAGGCCTCTATTGCCTGAAAATAATACACGCACACAACTCGGACCGAAGAATCGTGTTAATGTTGAGTGTGCTATCATATTTTTAAGCATCAATCGTGCGGGGTTCTTTTCGTCGTGATCTATGTCAATTATCCACTCTCTACCACCGTCCACTGTCATTTTGACATGTATATCCTGTACACACATATTGTGAACGCAATTTTCGAATTGTTCATAATTATCGAATGTTTTTAATTTAGAGTTTTTAGAGTCAGTGTGCCACCATCCTCCGTCGCGTTTTAAGAATGCCCAATATCGATCCTCTCTAAAATCAACACTCCACCACACTTTTTGTAATTGTTGTCTATTATATTTTGACATTATAAGTTTATGAGTTTTTATCTATTGTTGTTATCTATTATTTTGTTCTGTTTGGTTTTGTACCATACAGAAAACTTGAGACTAATGCTCACCGCCGACGCTGCTGATATCGTGTGGTATGATAATAGTGGCGTGCCTGTTTTAAACCCTCCACGAGAGATAATTATAAATGAAAACGCCCAATCGTGTCACGTGACGCCTACGCGTTGTAATACTAACGCGGATTGTCAGCTATGTTCGGAGGTGTTGGCGGCGTGTCAAGAGTTTCACGAGACTGTTATTTTGGAAATAAACGATACCGAGAAATTGATTGTGCAACCGGGTGATAAATATTGTTTGGCGCTGGATAACAGGAGTGCGCGTAGTTGTAATCCCAACACGGGCACTTGGGTGATGAGACATGTGGATAATGAAAATTTTGCACTGATCTGTCACTGTAATCGACCCGGACTGGTGACACAATTGAACATTTATGAAGATTGCGATATACCGGTGGGGTGTAGGCCGAATGGGATTATCGCTGATATCAACACTTCCCCGTTGGTGTGTAGTTGTGAAAACGGATTCGTTGCAGACATGAGCGAAACTTATACTCCGTTCTGTCGACCTAGAGTGTTACGCGATGTGATGTTGGATCCGCAATTCTTTCATCGTCCACCTTGTCGCGACGGGTTTTTACCGGCCGACCATCCCGCTTTCAATCAAGAGTATCGTCGACAAATAGGTGCAAATGTATGTCTAATAGATCCCTGCTCGATTGATCCTCTGACGGGGGAACGACACAGCGGTCACGCTTTTTATGAATCCGGTTTGGTTATGTGCCAATGTCCAATAGAGAATAATCTTTATCCTATTTATTCATCAGAGTCAATGTTAATGAGTAACATAGCTAATTTTTGTATTAAACCGTTAACGGTGGATCGTCATTCTGTACGGAGTGATTTAAAAATTTTTTGGGGCCGTGACAGCATAATTTCAGATACCGACATTGTCTTTCAAGTGAACAGAACAAATGTTAAAGATCCTTATCAAATTTTATTATATTCACGTTTAACACCTCACCCGACTGTAAATGTTAACACATCTTTTATTTTAAAATTTCAGATAAATTCAGCCCTTGTGAGATCATCATTGCACAATGATCGTATAGATGTTTTTCAAACTTATTGTCATCTCGTTATGCATAGAACAAACATAAACGCTTGCCCTCTACCTGGTATAGGTTTATGTCGTGCTCGACAAACTTGTGGTAATTTAGTTTGTACCAATCACCCTTGTATAGGTAATATTGTTGCAAATAGTTATCGTAATACATGTTTTTTCTTTCGTGTAGATAGATATTATACCGATCTAGATAGCACAGTACCACAAGTGTGTATTTGGAATTATCCTTCAGCTTATCCCACTAATAATGTACCTGTAACATTTTTTATCAATGCATTAGGAACTGTAAATACAGACGCTCGAACGTTTTATTTCACTAATACTTCTGAAACCGCATCAAATAATCAACACTCTATTATAATAGGTATATTGTCTACATATCCATTCTACAATTCATAAGTCTATGATGATAATAATAATAATAGTAGTAGTCATCGTAATAGTATTAATAATAACATTAATATTTTTATATAGAAACACCGAAGAAAATCCTCTTTTAAATTTAGTGTATCGATTTCCGGCTCATGTTCAAAATGGTGGTATAGATAGTGTTTTACATTACTTACGTAATGAATATTGTACAAGAAATGATAGAGAACATTCTTATGTCCCCGATCCGTTTGACTGTACAAAAAAATATTTTTGTTACGGAAGGCAAATTTTTACTGCAACATGCAGCCCGGGATTTGCGATATTATGGCCTGAAGGACGTTGTGTACCTATTGACCAGTCACATTGTAAATTTTACCCTATTCCGCCACGATAATAAAAAGATAAGATAAAATGTTTAAATATTTGTTACCATGTTATCAATTTAAATTGATAAAAAGCTTAAACAAAATAAAAATTATACAGAATTGTTAAAATGCTCTTAGAAGCTGAACGTTTATCAACGTTTCAAGGATGGCCCGTCACTTTTATTACACCCGAAGTGATGGCACGTAACGGATTTTATTATCTTGGAAGAGGTGATGAAGTTCGATGCGCCTTTTGCAAGGTTGAGATCATGCGTTGGGAAGAGGGTGATGATCCTGCCGAAGACCATAAACGTTGGGCTCCTCAGTGTCCGTTCGTAAGAAATGTTACTGAAAATACTGATGTAAACGAAAATAACACTGATGTAAACGTAAATATTGAAAATAGACTTGTTGCTAATATCAATCCCGCCCATCCTCAATATTCATCTGAAGCTGCTCGTTTGAACACTTTTAAAGATTGGCCTCGTGGTTTGCGTCAGAGACCAAAAGAGTTAGCGGACGCGGGCTTCTTTTATACTGGTGAAGGTGATAAAACGAAGTGTTATTATTGTGATGGTGGTCTGAGAGATTGGAACGAAGAAGATATACCTTGGGAGGAGCACGCTCGTTGGTTTGATCGTTGTGTCTACGTTAAATTGGTAAAAGGAGAAGATTTTATTCAAAGAGTTAAATCGGAAGCGTGTCTAATCACTCCTACCGTACCTAAAGAAGAAGAAGAAGAAGAAGAAGAAGAAGAAATAAAGGATGAAGAAAGATTATGTAAAATATGTTTTAAGGAGGAACGAAATGTAGCACTCATACCGTGCGGACATGTGGTATTGTGTCCAAAATGTTCTCTCTCTGTCAAAAACTGTCCTGTATGTAGAAGTGATTTTGTAAATGTGATTAAAATTTTTTATTGATGTAAATATATTGTGTAAAAAAATAAATATGTTTTTATTTTTAACATGACTGTATTTAATAAAAAACGTTTTTATGATGATGATAACGATGATGATGGTTTTTGTTTTGCGTGTGGTGAACCATTATGTAAACCCTTCATGATAAACATATTATTATGTCGACATACAATAAATTTATGTGTTAATTGTGTTATATAATAAGGTATTAAACTATTATGATTTATTACATTGTTTTTTTATTGATAGGCGGTTTTTATTATATACATTATTTTAGAACATATAATATTTTCGCTGCGGACTCGTGTAATCGACCCGATCCAAATAACCAACAACAGTTTTATAATTGTTTTGGACAATTAATGAGTTGCCCAGAGGGTGAGATCTTTGATAAAGGCTCGTGTCAATCTTCGAACCAATAAATTTGTGGGTCGTCATCATCATCATCACCATCATCATCAATAATGTCTTCTTTTTCGTATAAATTTATCATTTCTCCGTCTGGATAATAAAATTTCATTTTTTTTATCTTATCAACAACACTTTTCTTTTTTACATATAAACATTTTTGGCGACTCCTTCTCCAATCTATACATTCGACTATTTTTTTTCCACCAACATACAACATTAAATCTTTTGTTAACCATAAAGGATAGGTATTGTTTAAATATAATAAAGTTTTGGGCATGATTAAAGATATTTAAATTATTTATTTATATAAATAAAAACAATAGGCGAAAACCACATCGAAAATGAAATTTGGGAGTCTCTTGTGGCCTGACATATCTTGATGCGTTCTTCGACACCGTTTAATACTGCACACATGATGAAATCTTGCGCCTCGCTAGTTTTCTGAGATGGTGGCACGTTGAATAATGTTTTGAACATCTCCAGCCCCATTCGTGTTATCATAAAAGGTTCGTCGGTATTGTTGTTCTCCACGTTGTGCATGTTTTGGCCGGTTTCCAATACGAAAAATTTAGACATAAATTTTTCCTTGTTTGAAAAATCTTTCGGTATCGACACTAGGGCGCCCTCTTCCATGGTTGGTGGTGTACAATCTGGTTGTCTTTGTTTTTTCATTAGAAATTTACCCCACACCTTTTCCATTATATGTATCATATACGGTTCGTTGTTGGTGCGCACCACCATAAAATCACCAAACCCACCTTCACACAATTTAACTTGTACTTTGTCCCAAAAATAACTCAACCTCGGTCTGCTGATGGTCTTGTATCCAAATAAAAATTGTGTCTTTTTATCCGACTTGCTGGCCAAACAGAAGATTTGTAATTTTTTTTCGTCATAATCACCGTCATCAGTTATATATTTGACCATACCCGACAAGGGACGATATTTCTTAAGTTGAGATATATTTAGTATATAATCGTTGGTGTCACACATGATTTTTTGTTCAGGGTCTATATCGCCAGTGTTTAGTTGATCGATGAGTTGTTTGTCCCATTTACACACCAGACCACCTCCGCTTATTACGATGCTCATTTTGAATGATCGCTTAATTTAATTTTCTTCCTTTTTATATATAATATTTTTAAAGATAGTGTGACAATACGCGTTGATAAGATTATAATTGTTTTCGAACAACGGCAAGGTCGGATAAAGATTAGAAGAATAGTTTATGCGAGGTGGTGGGAGATCGTGTTCCAAAACGTCTATGAAGTCATAGAGAGTTACGTATTTTTCGTACAAACGTTGCGGTGAATCGATAACAGATGTCATCTCTAAGAGGCGGTACAGATAGTAGGTTAGCGCGCGACAACAGCTTATACAATAATGAATAAAATGTGTCTATAATGAATAATTTACCAAAAGCTTCTGTTGTTATTTGATAAATTAAATTTTTTGTTGAATATATACAATATTGACCCAACGTGTCTATGGTATCTTCAATAGGTGGATAATGAGTATTATTATTATTATTATTATTATTATTATTATTATTATTATTATTATTATAATTATTGGTTAACCATATGAATAATTGCGGAACGCGAGATCTATGCCGATCGAGAAAGGGTCTATTGTCGAAAACCCACGGTGGAACAAATAAAATGCTTATATCTACGTTGTCTTCCTTTTTAATCTTGTGTAAAAATAGTTTAAGAAGATCATAATCGGGCGCAGTGTTCCATATATTTTTTAAAGTTTTCAACAATAACACTTTGGAGGGGTCGTGATATAGGTTACGCTCAGGTATAGAGTTTAGGAAACGCCCAATGTTGTATGGGTTGCTATCTAATTGCATATTCTATAAGGTGTGTAAAAGATGAGTGGTGTGCAATATGAGATACAGTATAATTTAAAATTTTTCAAAGTGGCAAAAAATGTGGAAACAACATACGTCACGTTCGCGTGTCATCTCGAGTCTTTTGAAATAGACACGCTGACATTTTTACTCGCCGAATACTTTAATCAACAACACTTATTTGCTAACTTTGAAAAGTTTACCTTTTTCAGTCAATATAAGTATGTGATAGATGTGATTAAAAAAGATTATGAATCAAAAACAGATAGTGATGTGGAAGTGAAACAATTGTTTAAATTGTTCATTGACAACAATTTCATAGGTCAAGTGCCGAGTTTTCAAGCGATAATGAAAAATTTACGCGGTTATTATAAACCCATCGACAAGATAATTCCTAATTTATCGTGTGACATTTGTACAATGGAAAGTATAAAGTGTTTAAAGTGCCGCGCAACGTATGCGTCTGAAGCGTTAACGGTGTTAGATAGTAATCTACAGGAGGGTTGGGATATTTTCTTTCGTCCAATGTTAGGTGTGCCTCTCTTATTCTTTGTCCTCTTCAAAACTAACATGAAAGAAGTCGACGAAGAGATATACACCGTGGACAATATAATAACTAATATTCTCTTACAATTTTTCTATAATCTTTTAAGCGACAAAGCCACACCTCAATTTTGGAATTTTAAAAAGTGTATTCCTTTAATAGAATCATGCCGCGAATACGTATTGGGTGTCAGTAACGAAAGTATGGAGTATCTTGTGTTAAATTTGAATAGCGTTACTTATAATACAAAAATTTATACACCGCTTAGACAATTTATGGAGATGAGTTTTAGCACCAGACAAATTGGAAAGTTAATACACAAAATGTTCATAGGATTCTATTTGAGAATATTCCTGGAAGCGAAGAAACGTAACGATGAACGCGCGATTTCCAAGGGTGCAAAGGGTGTTGAGGTGTGTCAACCGGCCGATCTTGAACTCAGAAATGTGTGTCGAGTGTTGTTCAAGGAGTATTCACACGAGGAATTCGAGCGAATGATGAAAAAAATTAAATGTATTAAAGACGAATTGTTTGTGGAGATTTCGAATAATTTTATGGTGTCAAAAGAGTGTGTGGTGCGTTTGTTTAATAAGTATGATTTAAAAAATGACGTAAGTCGACTGTTGTATAAAACTAACAATTTATTTTAAATTGACACACACTTTAAGACATCATCATGGAGGATAGTTTGTTTTCGACACAACAACAACAGCCCGCCGCCAACGATATCCTTTTACGAGCTCTGATAGCGCAGGGTGTAGGTAAAAGAATAAAAGAGGACACAACACCGGGAAAACATAGGATTTTGGAAAAACTAGTGCCTAGAACGCGCGGGTTGAATCGTTTGATACGCGGTATAGATGAAAATAATGATGAAATCCGAATTAACGGCGCCGATGATGCGGTTGAAGTGTTAGAAGTGATGTATGATGTAATGAAAAACAGATTCACAATTTCAGAATAAAAAATTTATTATTGGAATTCATTATCAACCAACAATACATTATATCAACCAATTTTGGTACAATTCATTATCAACCAATATATTGAAAATTTGGCGTTCCACGTAAAAATGTGATGACTCATCATAATTTATAGTGAACGGAAAACGAGCTAGCAAATCTTCGTGGTCTTCGTCATGTTTTATCTCTTTGTGTGGTGTGCGCTCTCTTACATAAAATATACTTTTAATTTCACCGATACACTCTAGCACTGCGCCGTATCTCTTATCCAAAAAAGTAGGTGTATGGTCAATATACACTATAACAGTTCTTATCAATTTTCTTTCAGCCAACAAAATATCCTGCGTTTTCTTGTTAATAGGAACAACAAATCTGTCACCAAGCACTAGTGTAGCGTTGTCGTTCGGAATTATAAGTTTCTCAATCTTCTTCGGCACATACAGATAATAACGAATGGGGTGTGTTAATGTCTCAACACGAGACATCAGATCCCACTCTCTCAATAGCGCTTCATGTTTCCTCAACATATCAACATGCTCAGCTATATCATATAAAAATTTTCCTTCTTCTTCAGTTGGATATCTCACTTTACGATCAATATCAAAGTAACAGTCGTGAATTTCTGGATCAAGTATATACTCACCTTCGTTCAGAAGTAGATGTTTTTTATTTTTCAAACACTCGTAATAATACTCGTTTATACCGTTCTTCACACCGAATCTTTTACACAACATTTCAAGTTTGTTCATCGAAGACATTTTGATGTCGATGTTTTTAAAAGCGTCAAGAAGGTTGAAAGACTGGTTAGAAGAAGACATATTGTTGAGATTGACAACAGCTGACAACAACTGACAACAACTGATAATGATTAACAATTTCTGTGGTCTTTTATACGTGTGTTTTATCACAGTTATCGCGCTGCACCAGTTATTGTATTATTATCGGATTACGTTTGACGTTCGCAGTTAATCCGGGTAATTAGCACGTATTATTTTTTTATTTTTCAATATAATAATTTATGATTGAGATAAGATAAATAGTCAAGCACGATGAGTAGCGCAAGAACTAGACTTTTCTTGATGATTGAAAAATTGAAAAACGCTATGGAGGACCCACAAATGTCATTTCCGTTTTGGGAAAAGTTTTTTCCTCTTCTCGGTAGTTCTACTGAAATTTCATTACCGGTCGCCACACTATCTGAACTATTGAACGAGGCCGCCGAGGTGGCAGAACAAACTATCCTTACCCAAGGTAGTGTGTTATTCTCCCAATTTATTCAGGGCAACGAGACTACTACCAATACTACTACTACTACTAATAATAATATTAATAATAATAATGTAAATAGTCTGAGAAGATTGTTTACACCTACACCGTCAACTAGTAGTGGTTTTGATGCTAAAAAATATCACACATACGCCGAAAAGATGGCAACATACTTTACGTCTGCGTCGGTGTCTTCTGCCGTGTACACCGTTAAAGATATAGTTAAATTATATATGTACATATCACACGTATCAAAGTATAAACCATTATTTGAAGTGTTGGAGCCAGCATTATTTAGGAAGGAAAGAGAATGTACACCGCCAATACAAGACTCTTCACTGGTGCTTGACTGTTTACGAGATTTAACCATGATAACAAATATTCGTCTTGATTATGAGGCGCTCATGGTTATGATAACTAGTGTACAACGCGCTTTAGATAATGTGTTGGTCAAGTATCCACACGTGAAGGTGAGTGAGTTGATCTCTAGTGTGAACGTGAACGAAAAAGCAATTTCTCCTAGTCAAGCGTACGGAGCAAAATTTGAATTGTTGTTAGAACAGAAGCCGATGAGTGTTGTGGACGCCATAGACAACCCCATAACGTTTAACGAAAACCCAACGTTAATAGAAAGTATCGCCGCAAATATTGAGATGAACTGTGACATAAACAGAATGGTGTTCAATAGCATAAATAATATATTCATAAACGCTGTGGAACAAAGTGCTGCGGAAAATATAGAGTTTGATGTGGCCGATTTTAATAAACGCTATAGAGTTTTGGAACGTATACGTGACAATTTGCGCGTAAATCGGGTTGATAAGATAGCGGTAGGCGAAACGAGTATCAAGAAAAAGATCGAAAGCGATAAATCCACCGCCGATATCTTTGAAAAAAACCCGTGTATCAGTACAAGAGTAATTTATTTAAGGTATTTTTTGTAACACAAATATGACAAGACGTCGTCGTTCACTACGTAGGCGTTCCCGTTCTCCGCGCCGACGCCGCTCCCGCTCACCGACACAACATTATAGACGTCGTTCCAGATCACGTTCAACTTCACCGTATAGACGACGATCAAGATCACGCTCCCGTTCACCTTACAGGCGTAGATATAGTAGACATGAACAAGTTTGAATAAAAAACATTTAAAAAAATTATTTATACTCTTTTTATTTTAGACCACATATTTTACAAAATCTTACAAAAGAAACAGCTTCATCGCCGGCACGCAGTTGTCTCTCTTCCACCACGAACACGTGGTTACACCGTTTGATTGTAAACCCGTTGAGGGGATGAAGCGACGTTGACAATAGACTTTCATCTTCCACCTCGTTGATAACATAACTTTCTTCATTAATTTTTTTCCTTTTTCTAACGTTGGAACAACGTTTGTTTAAGCTGTTTTTCCAATTTATCGAATATTTAAAAAGTATATGGTCTATGGGTTCTTTTTTTAATTTGTAGGGTTTAGTGTCAAAGTTTTTATTCTTTAGACTCTCATTGTAGACTATGTTGTCGTTGAGACGCGATTTGATCAGCTCACAGGGACACTTATCTTGACGGAGATTCAGTAAATCCTCATAAAGTTTAAAGTCGTTTTTTGTATTTTGTAATAATTTTTCTATACAATCTAGACGGATTTGTTTTCTCTCTTTATTAGACGGCGACGGTACGTATGCGTAGAGTGTATGAAACGTGTGTCCGGTGTTGTGAAAGTTAAAAGTGCGATTTTTCAAATTTTCCGGATAGTTGGTAATAAGATAATCTACGAGGCCGTCATAATCGTGTTCCTGACGAAATTTTTTAAAGATTTCGAATAAATGGATCGATGGACCGTGTTGTTTAACAGCTGGGCTTTGGTCAAACGACATATTCTTATTGTAAACAAATTCGAAGACTTACGATTGGTGGAATCTAGTGTTTTAAATAATATCGAATATATAGTGTTCAAAGGAGACGTGGCGTGTCGTACACGTTTGAAACAGAAATGGTTGTGTGCGCGCGACGAAATGAAAGATTTTAGATTTCGGTTCAAATCAGAATTTAAATTATCACACCTTGGACACATATTCACATTGTACACCCGTCCCGCAACATACAATCTCCTCAAAGAGTGGTTAGTGTACGATGTGAACGAGATCAATAAAATAGTGTCCTTTGACAGTGTTTTTTTTATTCCACCTCATGTGGTGGTGTTTGATATGGACAGCACTTTAATAACCGAAGAGAAGGAGGTGAGAATTAGAGACCCCGCCATATACGGAGCGTTGGACGAATTGAAATCACTCAATTGCGTGATATGTTTATGGAGTTATGGTGATAGAGAACACGTGGTTGATAGTTTAGACAAGGTAAAACTAAACGGATATTTTGATATAATTTTGTCTGAGGGAAAACGCGCTGGTGAGTATAGTGTCGGTGAAGAGGAGGATTTACGTTACGATGTACTATACAAAAGTACACCTTTTTATTTAGACATCGAGAGTAGTAATATACCCAAATCGCCGCGCGTAATTCTATGGTATCTTCAAAAGTATAATGTTATGTTTTTTAAAACCATCACCCTAGTCGACGATCTATCGGAAAACAACATCAATTATGATAATTTTGTTAATCTGAAAACGTGTCCGGTGCCGGTTGACGATTGGAACGTGTGGCACAAAAAGATAGTGCGCTTCATAACAGATTACGATATCGCGTTCCCTGATAAGAATTATGTATATAAAGTGTAGAAACGAGTGTTATGTGTTACACAACGAAAAGATGTCTTTACGTTTTGTACGCGATACCAAATACGCTTTTAGACCTTCTCGAGGATCTGAAAAAGCGGCTGGTGTAGATCTGAAGAGCGCCCATGATTATTTGGTACCGAGAAAGGGACGCTGTCTAATATCTACCGATCTGCGTATTGAATTACCGCCCGGCTGTTATGGGAGAGTGGCCCCACGTTCAGGTTTGGCGTTAAAAGAGTTTTTAACTGTTGGCGGAGGTGTAATTGACGAAGATTATCGAGGAGTTCTTTCGGTCATTCTTTTTAATCATTCTAACGAAGATTATTTCGTGAGACGTGGTGATAAAATTGCACAGTTAGTGTGCGAGAAAATTCTTTATCCGGAGATCGTTGAAGCCACCGAATTAACACAAACCAAAAGGGGCGATAACGGGCTTGGTTCGACGGGTGTATGATTGTTATGTTGTTTGTAAAAATTATTCCAGTTTTATATATTAACCATGATTTTGTAGAGTTTATATGTAGGGTAGAGATGGAGAACAACAATATTATTTACAAGATCACGTGTCATGGAGAAGCTATAAACGATAGCGAATTACTACACCAGTTAGATATTCGAGATTTTGTCTACAAGATTGTCAAGTTACATGATGCGGCGATTATTGACAAACATTACGTTTGTTGCATGGTGCTTGGAGATAAAAAAGAAGAGCTTACAAAGTTTGCCGTCGACTCGTTACATGTGTTTAAAAATGTTTATGAAAATTTTGTAATGTTTATCATTGATAACGATGTAAAGGGTGTAGATTTTATAAGATTTGATTAAAGACATTAAAAATATTTTTTTATTTTATTTTTACCAACCCATTTATTATTAGATAATTAATTATATCTAATATTGTGAAAGATGTCTCAAGGACGGGTATTTGCCACTCTATGGAATCGTTTTTGAAATGACTGTATAGATTGTGAGATAAGATAGGAGTGCAGCTTATGTTATATATACCATTTTCGTTTATCAGCCTAATGTCCGATTGTGTAATCCTCACTATCGCTCGTTCCGTTTCGGGGCATAGACGCCTACTCGCGCCACCTTCAAAATAATAATAAATCACCCCAGCAGTGTTATATATTATTACTTGTTCCGGTTCTATTAGAAATAATCGATCACCGTCTCGTTCTAGTACATTGATAAAGGGGCCTACATTAACACGAGCAGTGTTAACAAGGTGTTCACCTAACAATATAAGAGGATTATATAGGGTGGTTAACAATAAATATATTAGCCCCATAACTAGGAAAAACACTGTTAACATGTCTATAGACGACATTATGAAATCTTATAAATCGAGCGATACAATAGAATCAACGTCGCTACACTATTGGTACTTTGAAAACGACGATGCACATGTCGTACGCCGCGAATGTAGAGATGTATCCTTCCTTGTGAAAATGTTCGAACAGACCAACGATACACCGCACACGTGGTCGATGATTGGTAATTATTACAACACAAAAGTAAAACCGTTCCTTCCGCGTGCAGACTATGCGCGTCTAAATCCTCATCTTTTTAACTTTTGTAATTTACGAGGTGAAACAACAAGTAAAAGTGTATGTGTGGGTGAATATATAATATGGCCCGATGTGAGTGTTAATTTTTTGGGCTGGATGATTTATCTCTACATCAATGAGAATTATCGTTTATCGACGCGCATACCACTTTTTAACCACATCAAACTTGGACCCATAAACTTGATCACTGACAACAAAAGTGGAATTTGTCTCGACATCTCGTGTAAGATGTACAATGAGGATGGAGAGATCGTTTTTGCGAACACCAGTACAGAACCATCGACACAAGTGTTTACTGTTAAAATAAACGAGGGGGAGTTGAAGGTTGTGTTCGGAAAGGATTATGTTATATCAAAATCTAGAGTTTGGTTAGATTATTTGATTAATGACGATCGTGTGGAACGATGTGATTTTTATCAAGAGTTTGATTTCATATGTGAATCAATCGATTTTGATAAACTTCGTTGGTTGGGTGAGGAGAGGTGTCCTAGACCGCCCCAACCTATAATTGAAGAAGAGGTGATGCGCGACATGATTACACCGTGTTCAAACTTTGAACAAAAATTTGTATTCATGATAGACACATGTTTGAAACTGATCAACGATTCGATGATTGAAAAATGTCCTCCCGCTATGGTGTGTTCAGATGATATTTTAAATTTTTATCTCAAAATTAGTCATTATTCTACTTTTTACATATTGCTGTCGAGCTTGTGGCAATTTTGTGAAGCCTCAATAACAATGTATAATCAGTACACCCTCGAGGATATATTATTTTTTGTTAAATATGTTTGTTTTCGAGTGGAAGGGGGCGAAGAAGTATTCATAGACAATCTCGTGTACTTCTCTTCAAAAAGTATAGCACAAAATTTTATGAACAGTTTATGTTTCTTCGTTAATCCTACCAACGGTTCTAATGTGTTCTTTGATAGTGTGAGTTCTTATTTTGTCATCCACTTGGCTATATATCACAAGACCGAATCATGGACCGTCACCAATAGTACGGTGTTAAAGACAGAAGTAGATGTGAAAATAAAAAGTGATGGTTTTTTCAAGAAACTAAAGGTTGGTAAAAACGATTATATTTTCAACGGTCACATATATGAGAATTATAAAAACAAAAAAGAACATTCTATCGCTTCTTTGTATGACGGGTGTCCCGAGGTGGCTGTAGAAGAGTTGGTCTTCAATAGAATTTTTAACTTTTACATGACACAAGAGGGAATGTTTGATGTTTGCAAGAAAATTTATAGAGAACCGTGTCCTTTCATTGTCATGTCCACACTCAGAAAGAATTATATCACTAAATCACAAGTGTACATAGAGAAAGACACTTTCAAAAGGCTCTGGTCGTCGATTAATGTTGATCTTAATCTTTTCAAGGTGTATCATGCGCGTAAATTTTTAACAGACTTTAAAGTTATAACGGATAATTTGAAAGATTGTGTTGTGTTGAACAACCAGGTGTTGCGGGAAGAGTTTGAGGGAAAATGGAAGGACACAATAAGTTGGTTGTTAGAATACAAAGCCACCGATATAATAATTATGATGATTAAACTCGATCTCGATCAACCAATAAAAAATATTATATCGTTGCCGGTGGACGTCGATTTGATGGGGCTACAGGTGGCGTTCGTTGCCCACTTGTTATGGCCCGGTTCAAAAGCGGAAATATTTTTTTGGTCATTGTTATGTAACACCTATCAAGACTACGAAGATTGGTTGGAAGGGTTTGAATTTGATGATTTCATAAACTTGGACTTATTTAATAGTAAAAAACATATTATCGAAGGAATACATCGCTTTTTACACGATATAGATTATGACGAGGAGAATGTGTTGGATCGTGTCAAAGAGATCATTGACAACACTAGAAATATTAGCAACAACGAAAAAAAAAGGCGCTACGAGTCGAAACGTATAATAAAATGTGTAGGTGATGAATATAATAAATTTAAACGATTAGTGGAGGAGTACGATGTATGGACCGATGCACTTATAGAATATAGACAAAATGAGAATATGTACGAGTGGTTGACGCGTTTTTACATACGAATTTTTCTAAAGGGCACCAAACACGACAATCTTTTACAGAGTGTGGTGGAGGGATATAGTTATTTTAGAGTCTTCACAAATTTCCATTGTAATAACTCTAAAGCTTTGATCAATTTTTGTGCATCGCTCGCGATACCCGTGGACGAGGAAAAATTAGGTATAGTGTTGTCCTCTAAACCCAATTGTGGAAAATCATCTTTATGGGAGTTGTTGAGTAAAACAATTTTGGTATATAAACAGGACAAGGAGGAGTATAAACATAATAAAAATGAGAGGGATGAAAAAGTTAAGTTATACGAGTCACAACTATATGTGATGAATGAAGCGCAAAAGTTTAGTAAAGCTTATCTTAAAACTAACATAGACAAGGGAAGGAGTGATTCTGTGAGATGCAACTACAGTGTGATGGAAAAGTATAATATTTCATTCAAGGTGTTGGTGTGTAACAATGAAGATGATAAGATTTTCGTAAAAGACGGATATGACAAGGCGTGTAGCACAAGAATAGGCCAGATGTATTTTGATCATTTTTTCGATCCAGATGTTAAAGAATTTTCGGGTAGTGTATACGAACACCATGTTAAGAAGCGATACTACGAAATGAGAGACATCAACACTAAACTTGTGTCTTCGGTCAAAGAGTTCCTATCGAACGTATTAAAGTACAACTGTAATCCTGTAGATGGTCAAATATATTATAGACATATACTGGAGAACGACAACACGTATAAACACAACAAAAAGTGTTTGTACATTTATAACACTACTTTGGAGGCGTTACTGTATGTGTTGAATGTAAGTAAATGTAGAGGGGCAACAGAGGTGAGCGAGGAATCGGTATTCGATTTGATAAAGAATGCACAACCGTACGTTACACAAATGTTGCATTATTGCATGAGAAAAAATGTAACCGTCGAAGGATTGAATGCAGAATTTAAAAGGAAATTTAACAATCCAAAATTTTACAACGCTGACACGAAAACTTATAAAAATTTAAACATTGCCTCCAACGAAAAACAATTTCGACAATTCGCGCCTAGATTTAAAGCAAATGTTGATGAAGATGTTTAATAATGTAATAATAAAAATTATTGTAATCTAAAACTGTTTTCATTTTTCACAAAAAGTGTAGCCGCATCATTAATCTGTGTAAAACCCCATTCTTTCAATACCAGTTGTGTACTGGGATTATTCGAGAGCACACAAATAGGATAGCTGACATCTCTTAACAGTTCCGGTATGGTGTTGTTACTCGCATCTATTAGTGCAAACACCATTTTATCTTCGGTCTCGTAACGAACCATGAGTGGATTATTATCTATCTCATAATACTTGATTCCCTTGAACACTATAAACATATTTTTGAAACGTTTTATGACTAAATTGTTTGTGGTTCGTTGTTGTTGTTCGTCTACACCACCAAAGGGTGATTCTAGTATACCCAAGAACACACTATTGGCGCCGACACGATCTCCCTTCTCTACAATTTGTTCGTATCGTGTGGGCGTCTCGAGTACGGAGACTTTACTGAAATTTTTTTCACCGTGTGCAATACGAACGTTTTTCAATTTTGTATTGTTATTAGTAAAAGTTGTTTTGTCCTCACCGCGAAATTGGAGTGAATCACTCTGACTATCGTTTAGAGAGTTTGTATTTAATTTATCATTCGCCCACAATAGATAGAGAACGGCGCCTATCACCAATAAAAGCACAATAGTTCCCAACATTCTCTTAAAAATATTCTTACTATATCAAACTTACAGTTTTTATCAATACAACAACATCAGTATCGTTTAATCTTTTCAAGAATGTCAACAATACATCATCGTCTTCGGTCACGCTATGACGTACGAATATAGTAATAGATTTACATACATAACTGAACAACTCGAATGCAAAATAAGTCATATCAGCACACACCTTTAACACCTCTCTGTCAAACGAACTGGTTTCGTCGGAAAACTCGACACTGTAAGTTTTGTACAAACTCAACATATCAAGGAGTATATGATTGCGATAAAAATCTCCACTACGTTTATTCAACAAATCATTCTTGAGTCTTTCAAATATTAACATCTGTTCTCTTTTCATCTCTAGAAAACAAGCCATTTTACTCTTTGTTCGATCGTTAATAGATTCTATAATACCTTGAATGAATAACGGTGTTTCCTCATCAACAACATTGTTCGCCCCGGACGGTTTATACGTGTATAAACTTAAAGAGTCCATAGCTTATAAGAATAATGTTGATCGAAACACAAACCGTCATTAGATACAAGCATAGTTTTTCTTTACTCGTATACAGATTGTTGGATATGGTGAGAATGGCGCCGTCGTCAGAAATACAACTCGTGTTGAAAAAAGAAGTAAAATTTTTATATGGTCTATTGTGTTTGATCGTTTACAATGAAAGTTACGAAGAAAACATCACCGCTCTAGTTGAGTGGGCCGCCGGCCTAGGGTCTGACATTAAATTGGACACGTTCAAAATTATGTTTATAGAAAAACTTAATCAAATACATCTTCGAGATTTGGAGCCTAAGAACTTTTTATTCACCTTTTCAACTATATGGGACACTATACATTTTCTATGTATGATTGGTGATGATATAGTAATGAACAGACACTTGTATGATTTAGACGAGGTGTGGAGATATATTAGAAACCTAAAGTGGGTTTTCTATAATGTGTTTATTGTGTTATTTTGTCCGATTTGTGCCAAACACTATTTGACTATAAATAATTTTCCTTATGAGTTTGAGCGTGTCGAAGTGGCATTGTATAGAGAAAAAATGGGTGAACCTATACAGTTTGTGGACGAGATAAAAAGAAATCAAAGCCATAAAAATCTATTATTCAACAATTATTTATTATACAAATCAATGTTATTTCATAATCATGTAAATAGTTATAGACCTATACAACACGTGAACGATGAATTAAATCAATTCCAACGAATGGAATGGCCAATATTGAAAAATTTACTTGGTATCAATTAATTACTAGTTAATCTGTCGGGGCGCTCTTTTAAAACGACAACCTTATCTCCATTTATAATTACTTCGTATATTAGACCATATCTACAACCGCTTACGTTATCGGCTTCGAACACGCCAAATGAACATGAAAATTTTCCATCTACATATTTCATTTCAAACGATTTTTGTGGTTTTATTTTTATCAATCTTCCGTCGCTACCCACCCCCACATATCCGTCGTTTAACTCCTTATCTCTATCGACATGTTTCATGTGCGTGTAAAACTCTTGAAATTTCACGGTGTAATCGTTGAACTTTAATATAGTCGATTTGTGTGTGTTCATAAATGAAATAGCATCGAACACATCTACATTAACACACGTTGATATGTTGTATTGATTTCTGTTGTCATATTTATACTTGTAAACACATAACACATCAGTGATATAAAATATTTTTTTTTCTTCCAAATACTCTACTTGAAAACACACTATTCGATTGTGAAGAAATGTAGGTTTGGTGTCTAGATTTTTACCTCTAAACATCTGCATATCGTCCAATTGAATAAAGATTGTTTTTCCGTTGACAATGTATGCTTTACCGCGCACTCCGTTCAATTTCAACGCCCACAATTTTATATTCTCGTTGTCGTTTATAATGGTTACAATTTGTTTCTCTTCAACAAACGATCGATAATTAATATCATTTAGTAAACTCGTATGTGAAATGAAAGGTGTGATTATAACATCTCCCACCACAACACACTCTATATGATTTATTAGATGGGCAACTTTTACAAGATCGGTGTGTTTTATCGTTTCACCTTCATACTCAAATTCCAAACGACAATTGGCGAGTATTTCGTCGGAACCTAGGTGTGAGTTGGTGGTGATATCAATGGTGTCATTCGGTTTTAACAAATTATAGAGTGTCATTTGTTTTGTTGCCGTCAAAGGATCCAAAGAGTCACCCGTGTGATATTCATAATAGATATGCTCAAATTTAATCTCGATCTCGCCCGGTGCTCGATATACCCGCGTTTTACATAAACGTTTAATTTTATCACTCAGATTAGATTTAACTTCTAGTTCTATACATCGACGGGTTATTATTAACACAAGATTGCCGTCTACCTCGACCACGGAACGACACATATCGAGCAATCGTTTCTTCACCGAACACAACGTATTATCTTGTAGCCTAGTTCGAACGTCGTTATCGTCAAACACTTCTATATATTCTTCAAACAACATTAAATTATCTTCCAACCAATCTTTTATTCGATATAGTACATCTTGAGAATACGCAAACGTGTACGATATTTCTTGTTCAGTCGCCATTATTTAAGACGTTATGGATATAATGGATTATTCTCCCTGTGAATTAAACAATTATTGTATCTTTCAAGGTGTATTGACGGATCTATATCGTTGTGACAATTACGGCACTCAATGTAGCGCCGACGCTTATAACTCTCGATTTGACGGCACATTTGTGTGCAATTACCATTTGGGTAAATATTTCAAGATAATAAAGAGTCGTTTCGAAGTGCCGTCCGGCACGGACACGCGCTCATTCAAAATGCTGATAGGACAATCGCTCTTGTCACAGGATAATCCAAAACGAATTCTTATACCGCTCAACCACGAAGAGCATTTTCTCACAGCATCCCGAACCGCTATGGAAAAACTTGTTTTTTACACAATTTACAACGAAGAAGATAAAGTGAAAGCGTTGTGTGAAGAATTGATAAGACAAGAGTATTTTGATCAACCTCTGTGGGGCAAAATCGAAACAAACATAAACACAATTATGAGTCTCGCTAACCCTTCAAAGTTTTGCACAGGTGTAACGCCCAACGAAAACAGAGTTTTCAACGAACAAGACAATTTCGCAAAATTTCCACCGTTTTTGAAAAATTTAATCAATCGTTTGGTTCGCCCACGCAACATGGTGATAAACGGTATTGAAATAAAATTAGAGAATACGGATACGTGCAGTTTTATCGAAAAAGGATTAGTGGTTCCGTCTTTACATAATCCCAACCGACCTGTGCGGTCGGAGAACATGGTTTACCAACCAAGATTCAGTATGAGAACGGTCGTGGAATTTGAGGGTCTGGCGACACTTGAACAACGCGCCATAGAAATGTACGATGATGTCGTGCTCACACGACCATTATTAAACGGTACCCAGAAAAATGATTAAATTGTGTTTTAATACGAGTCAACAACCGTTATCATTAAGCATTTGAAAAAATGAACCGATATAGGACCGTAACGGAAATTGTGGATTCGGAAGATTTATATCAAAAAGAATTTGATGTGTCGGATTTGATATATCAAAATGAAGCGTACTTGAGAAAAATGAATAGACGCGAACTATATTTGATGGTGAGCAAGTACATTGCTAGCCTTAAACAGCTCGACCTGACAGATTTAAATATATTGTTTGCAAACAAGGGAAACATACTAAAAGTGTTCACACTGGTCTATCACTCGTTGGCGTTTGTCAACAACCAAATGGTACCACATCAAGTGCATTTTATAAACATGAAGTTTGTGGATGTGTCAGATCGAAAAATGTCTTTTCCCGCCGACCCCATTGTGTTTTACAAAAACATAAACTCTGAAGACGACCAGACGATCACGTGTTATGTGGACAGACCCGGTATTCTTAGGATTCTAGAAAAACCTGTCGATGTCAACGTCAAATTCGAAACGAACGACAACGTGTCGGAGATAATCAAGACGGTGGAACGCATCAAGACTATGGAGATGAAACGAAAACAACCATTTCCTTGTACAATTCTCAGTAATGATAGTAGTGTGAAATTAAACGAAGAGTATGTCACCCAATTTGTCACCCTTCTCATATTGTTCTCTAACGCATATATAGCCCTTTTTAAATTGATGAGATCAGATTTTCATCAATACTATAATTTTTTACTAGATCACGAAAGTCTACTAAAGGAGAGGTCTCTACCCAATATTAACAATTTGATCATAGGCAAGTTTAACTTTAGAATAGAAGCGGGAGATAAAAGAAAGGAAGGGTTAGTTTTTAAATAAAAAAAATTGTATTATATACACCAGTTGTTTTATTACAATCAAACTTTGATGTTAAAAAATCGAACTTTGCTGTTAAAAAATCGAACTTTGCTGTCAAATGACTATTTCAGATCGATCTTTGATGTTAAAAAATCGAACTTTGCTGTCAAATTCATTTTTAATATCGATCTTTGATGTTAAAAAATCGAACTTTGCTGTTAAAAAATCGAACTTTGCTGTCAAAAAAAATCGAACTTTGCTGTCAAATTTTTCCAATATTACTGCAATCATTTGTATGATTAGAAAAAATTCCTTAAAAGTTACTGTAATAAATTTTAAATCAAACTTTGATGTTAAAAAATCAAACTTTGCTGTCAAATTTTTCATACAGGAAAAATCAATAAATTAGTAGACAAAAATCCTACTTTAACCAGTAATTTGTTTGCTGTTAAAAAATCAAACTTTGCTGTCAAATTTTTTAAGGAATTTTGCAGTTGTTCTCGCTTCGTATACAATGGAATACATAAACTCTTTTGCGTCGCTGTTTAATTTAGCATCCGTCAGCATTTTATAAACACCTTGATCAGACACCAGTATTAATTCTCCCCGCCAATTACGATCGTGACTTTTTATATCGTTCCAAGATACTAAAAAATCCCTATAAAACTCCATATCACGTACACGGAGACTGTATCGTTTAGTGATTTGATTCAACTTGAAGAAAACCTTTAAATCTGGCGTAACTACAAAATGTAAACCGCATATTGTGTCGTCTCTTTCTTGTTGTTTTCTTGTTACCGGTGGGATATATTTTCTAAACACGTTTTCGTGATTATCTATATCTTTAATCATTTGGTCGTACAAATCACCAGCTCCCATTGCCATCGTCAATTCGCGCACTCCGTCATCGGTCAAAAAGATAGTGTTATCCTTCCAACGATTATCAAAGTTCGACCATACAAATTTATTACACAGATATCGTTTAAGGTCACGCCACGTGAACATGTTCTCGTTTTCCACATATTTATTTAATGTATACGAACGCGAACACCGAATCAAACGAACTATGTCACTAGACTTGTAGTACACGTTGTCGTCTATCATGATATACTCAACGTTGGTGGGTAACACACCATACGTCGCCTCTTTCTGATCATACTCCACTGTATTATCTTCGTTTTCAAAGTTTAAACACTCGTTTATGAATTTTAGAAAGGAAACTTTTAGTGGTTCCGAACAAAACCTTGACAAAAAACTATCCAACCCGCTCATACGTAACAGTAAAGTGGTGGGGTACATTGTATATTTACGTCTCAAAATGGGGCTCAGATCACAAAATTTTATTATAAAATTTTTTCTCAATTCTTTTTGTACTCTAGCAGTGCGCACATTAAAACATTCTGCGAGATTTTTCAATTTAAAACAATAATCGTCGTTGCCCAAATTGATAATAGTGATGGGATGTATGTCCATAAAGTAGTAGCGTCTCATGGCTTATTTTTTTTNAATAAGGTAAACGATGTTTAAATATAACAACGATAATCGATACAATCACATAGAGAAAGTTCAAAGGGAATTAATGAATCAACATAAACAACTCGAATCCCAACTTAATCAACTAAAAATGAACCTCACAAACTTTTGTAATGATAACGGAATAAATTGTTACGATTTAGGTCATCGTGATTTACTTATCGATAAGAGGATGGTATAAGCAATTATGAATAAAATTCCAATAAATATATCATTGCTACACAACAAAGATGCTGTCGAGCCGATAGCACTCAAGTTGGCACACAATGAAAAAAAAACAGAGAAACGACACGAAGAAGACGTTCAATTTTTTCCCATGTGGTGGGTTTTCGTAACGTGGGTATTTATTTTAGTTGTCTTCTTTATGATAAGTTATTTCATAGTAAACCACAACAACTATGACAACTTCTACGAAGACGAGGACTATGGAGAATTACAACATTTGGCGTATTAACATCAATAATCACACATTGTTCACGAAGGTGTTAGACGAAACGGTGGAGAGACAGAAGCGCGACTTACCCATCGAAGTGGAGGGAACAAAAAAGAAAAACCTTTGGTTACCCCTTAAAAAAGAACAACAATACAAGGACTCCACTAAACAAGAATTTCGCTCGTTGCTCATGAAAATAATATATTGTTTGATAGAGGACAAAGATTTGAACAATTACGGTTGGTACACTCTCGACAGAGAAATGGAGAGCTTGTACACGGCCAGTCCGCTGATGGATATAGAAGATTTTATCGAACGTCTATTGGAGATGGGTGGAATTAACAAAAAACGTATGCAAGCGACCATAAACTATTATACGCGTTCCATGAAACTTCCCGAATATAAAATTCCGTCGGGCGTTGAATTGCCAAAAGATCGCGAGAAAAGAAAAAGATTGGCAAAAAACAAAACTATAGACCTTAAAGATGATTTTATAGATCCGGTTCGTGAATATATAGAGAGAGAGATACAATTTAAAAATTACTACACCAATCCTGCTTTGTTACGGGCCGCTATAGCATTCAATATCATACAAGGTACCGGTATGCGCATCACTAACGCGTATCAAATCAAACTAGAGGACCTGGAAAAGGTATACGAAAAGGGGGAACATAAGGTATATCACTTACACACGAAACATTCAAAGGTAGATTTTTGTTATGTCAAGTGTGTAGACAAAAAAGCATTAAAACTCGCCATAGACCTGTACAGAAAAGTACCAGTAGATATATTGAACAAAATCAGTCACAAGAGTCCCACAAGATTTCAAGACATAAAAACTCTCATCGCCAAAGTATCAACAGAGACGGGAAGACGTTTCACCAGCAATATGATACGCAATTTTGTAGCAGACAGTATGATTAGTAAAGGAGTGAGCATGCATAAAACATCAAAAATGATGAATCACGCATCGGTCAGCGCCACCAGACACTATGTCAACAAGTTTCATGCAGGTCCTTCAGTGTACGATGATGATGATGATGATGTTAATGTTGATGAAAATAATATAATAAACACGTAATTTTTTTTTATAGTAAGAGCAACATGTCTATCTCTCTTGTGTTCGGTCTCGTCGTTTTTGCGTTTATAATTAACAGATTTAGAAGTAGCGAAGCTATTGTGACCGCACTAGTCTTGATAATATTATTCTTTTGTATACTACATTACTATTACAAAAACGCAGAATCCGATCCTCAGGATTTATACAACGAGAACACAAAAAAAATTAAGAGAAAACAACAATTAAACGATGTGTTCGATGCGCTTCTAAACAAGAATCAATCGTCGCTCGATTGAAGTATAAGGGAAAAATGAATTTAGATTTTCTAAAAGATTTAGTTAACCTGAATCCTCTCAAAACCACTTTTGTTTCCAACAAATTGAGACTCAATTTCAATTTCATATTGGACGATCACGTGAAAGAGAAAGCTTATGACGTTAATAGTGTGACGTTACTCGAGAAATTACACAAAATTTTCAACATGTTCCTGGTCGACGAGTTGGACGAGAATACGATTTACAAATTATTTGGTAATAAATTAGATCTTACGAACAAACAATTTCGTTTTCTGTACAGAAAATTAAAGGAAGACACATATGTTACAAGTATCATAGAAAAAATTTGTCATATAGTTAATAATACCGACCAAAAGGCGGATGATACAAAACAACATTTGTTGGACACAATAAATGATGAAGATGGCTTCACAAACTTAGCCAGCTTTTTAATTAGAGAATGTAATAATGCAGCAAAATTGAAGAATTAAAACAAAACAATTGTATCATAAAAAATTTATTAATAAAAATCAGTAGACAATTTTATTTTATTGATTTCATCTAGTATGGCGCACATCAAAACCTCACGATCATCATAACGTTCAAAAAATGAATTTATAGCGGATTCGTCTCCTTCGTCGAACAATTGCATGAATTCTTTACGAACTTCATCGTCTATTATAGACTCCAAGATCCATTTGTAACTTTTGTACATACCGCGTAAATATGGATTTGATTTACGACTCCAATATTTTATAAAATGAACATTTTCCTCTACATTTTGTTTGTGAATTTTTATACCATAATAATTATACGCTTCGAATTTTCCACTAAGTACGATCAACTCTAATATCAAACGATACATGGTTATTAATAAGCGGCGTCATTAGTTTTTATAGTAATTTAACCCTTTTACCCCCACTCATCTTTTTATCGAGCGTCATAGTTTTTTTCACAGCAGCCACACCTTTTCCATTACACACGGGACAATCGTTTTCGAATCCATTTATGGCAATCGAATAATCGGGTTTTCGTTTTGACATAGAAAATTCATGAGTATGAATAAACTTATTCTCGTTGTTTTCGAGAGCGCTGGCTACCTGTTCGTCGGTTAAGTCTTTCTTTTTCTTTATGTTCATTTCTTTACACAATATATCTTTCATTTTAGACATGGTTAAAGGTTTTAATGTAGGATAGATCAAGTCAAACCGTTGATCGCGTTGCATATAATCGCATATTTGTGTAAATGTATACACAAACAGAGTGTCATTACCCAACATTGACATTATATCATTGATAAAAGTACAAATTATATTCAAATGTTTGCTCCAATTCACATTGTCGTTTTCGTTGAAAAGTTGAGTGGGTTTAACACGATCTCTCACATTCTTCTTTACATCATACTTGTCTATTAACAAATAAGGAATACGATCACCCGACGAGGGTACATACTTAGTGTTTGCATCGTTTCGCAACTGCATATACAATACGTACGCAATAGTGACGGCAGACATCCCCCCATTCTTTGTCTCGTTAAGAGTTTGCGAAAAGGAATATTCCTCACAGTTGGACACGCAAAATTCGTCACGTTTCTTTTTTAATCCATCCACCATGTTCTTTAACACACAATCTAAGCTGTGTTTGGTTAGTAATTGTAAAATCACTTGATCAAACACCTCTCTAAGAAATAGAGGACTATCTTTTTTCACGTTAAATCCGCGCTTGTAAAGAGAGCCGTTCTCTTTCAAACACATATACGCCTTTTTACCCTTTATCAACATACATTGCATAACATTTTCAAGTTCCATTTTGAAAGCGCCTTTCCAGGTGGAATTGAGGGGTTCCAATATATCAATTAGAATTAAATTTTTTAATCCTTTCACACCGCCCAAACGTTCCAATTCGTGGGGTGGAATGTCAATTTTTACAAAATTCGAATCTGTATCACCATAAACCACCTCTAGGCCCAATTTACTAAGGTTCCACTTCTTTTTAATCTCCTCATTTTCACTCAACCCTTTAATTATATTTTGCGCTTCAGATAGTTTGTTGCGACCCACGCTGGTAATAAAATTCGCCAACGCCTTACAACAGAGCCCAAACCACCCATATTGAGAATTACATACAAGTTTAGCGGCATTCTGCCACGAATCATACATTTGATACTCGAACGAATCTGGTGAATGTTTCTTCATTTCTTTCTTGTAAAGAGCGCGATTAGACGACATCTCCTGGAGAAATTTCGTAGTTATCGCATTAGAGTTGCGTTGTAAATATAACTTGTCGTCTGAACCAAAAAATAAATTTGATAGACACGTCGTATAATGAATCATTATACTGGTATAGAGTTGTGAAAAATCAAGGGTAAAAGTTAAATCATAATAACCTGGTTGTGGTGACAAAACCTTACCGCCCATATATTTCATTCGCGTCTTTAGACCGCACAATAACACACCCTCTTTCTCCTCAATAACTCTTTTAATGACATCTTTTGGTACGCGACTCCTATCCAAATTAGTATAGTCAATCACTTGACCATCCTGCTNCCTCATCCTCCTCATCCTCCTCCTCATCCTCTTCGGGATTTGCTTTTTTTTGTTACCCATAATTTTACCTAAATCGTGTTTATTAAAAAAATACTCATCAGACGAACCCGATTCGCTAGTGTTTATTATACAACGATTAAATAAGGCTAGATTTATTTTACGCCAAATTGTTAGGGTAGAATCATCACGAGACATGTACAAGAGAGGACCGTCCGCATACAATTTATTAGCCATCTTGCACTTAAAATAAATATCTATCGGTAGCGTAGAATCGCGCACGTTATACTTTATGATCTTGGCAAACTCGCGTCGTTCATACAGAGCCATCATTTCGCGCACGCTCAATTCTACTTTGCCTACTTTCAAATAATATCCGGCCACAGTGTCCAACTTTAAATTCTCAATCTTTGAAGCGTCTATAGAATTTTTTATGAATTGATACACGTCCAAATGATTAAAGTATTTCATAAAGTAATTATCAAAACTATAACCAAACTTTGTGTGTACACGACGCGTGTTCATTACCGTGGCCTTCAAGTCGTATCGTTTGATAAAGTTATGATCGATGTTCAATATTTCGGCACGCTGTAATATAAATGGTATATCGAACTTGTCACCATTATAATCTAAAATGTCATCCGGATTTGAACCAAAAAGAAGCGCCAGAAATGACAATAACATAGATCTCTCATCATGACAAGGTATCACCACGATCACACCATCATCAATATCCACCTTCTCGTCTAGAGTTATGTTTTCACCTTGGGTGTTCAAAAAACAATATCGCCGCGTTTCCGTATGGTTTTTAAACACATACGATATGGTGATTATGGGATCTATCTTGGCGTTGGAGAAGGAGGTCAAGTTTGTATATGTTTCCAAATCAAAACAACCCACGATCACATTTATAGGCTCCTTCAATTCATCTAATTTAACCTTTTTGATTTTGTTCAAAGGACCCGAAGCACAACAATTTTCGTCAACATACACACCCTCCTCAAAACGAATATATTCCCCCTCGTAAATGCCCAATTGCATTTGCACTCTATTTTCATCGGTGCAAAATTCATCCAACAAAAACGGTTCGTTAGGTTTACACTCTTCCCTGTTTACTTTGTATACATTGATTCGATGGCACTCTCGCTCCTTCAATCCTGTTACAACCATACTTTTATATGGATGACATTTGTTGTAACATATAGGTCTGTTATGAAAGCAACGCTTGTAAGAATATATGGTGCATTGACAACGATAATAAAATTGAACGTTGTTATATCCCGTCAAAAATAGATATAAAAAACCAGCCTCGTACCGGAGACGAGTAATCAAAAATATTTCGGTGTTGTCGTAACGCACATCGGCACTAATTCTTTTTTTAGGAATTAGCTCGTCCACGTTCATGCACACTTTGAATTCTTCCGACATGTTGACGAGATATAGGGGTGTTGATGTTACACCGCACACTTTTAACAATTTAGTAAAAACTGTAGCGAGTAATAAAAATAACAACAACAGCAGCTCGAGTAGAACTAAATTTGAGGAGAGAATGCGCGATATTATATTGAGTTTTAATCCGGCATTAAAAAAAACCAGTGATAACATGAGTACAGAATACCTATTGATAAGCAGCTTAAAATTTAATGATAAGAAGGAAGTTGTACACACGTATAATTATAATAATTGGGATCAAAGAGTAGAAAAGATGGAAATCGACGAGCGTGTGGAAGAGGATGAGGAGGAGGAGGATGAAATTAAAGAAAAATTAGAGGAGATGAGTCGTTACGAGTGGGAAAATGAGAGGTTGTTTGATTTATTAAATTTGGTGGGAAAGAGATATGTTAAAAAAATTAAAAAGAGATATAAAGAACATTTAAACAAGAAACAAACAGATGAAAACAAGAAACAAACAGATGAAAACAACACACTAGTAGGTTTTAAAACTTTATTGGGTGTCAAGAAATTGACCTATGAAAATTGTTCCGCTTTATTGAACGCAATTAAACGGTTAATAGACATTCGTTCGGAAAATGTCGACACCGTAGAAATGTATACGGACGAAATCAAAAACATCTCTAAACAGTTGAATGAGTATGAAAAAAACAATAGAGATTTACAAAATGAAATAAGTAAAATTAAAAATACAGGAATAGAACAGGAAAAGGAAGTAGATATGTTAAAAAAACAATTATTAACAATAAAAACAAGATATGAAGATTCAAAGAGAGAAAACGAAGATTTAATCAAGACTGTCACCGAAACATCTATGAATTTGGCAAAAATGGGTGCCGATATAGGACAAAAAGACGAGCTACTCGAACAATTGAAACACAACAACGAAGAATTACTAATGAAATATTCTAATTTGGATAGCGTTTACGAAGATACAAAATTAAATTTACACCAATTGGACGGCGACATGACAGAAATGATGAGACAACAAAATATACACATCAATACGATTGATGAGTTGAAAAAAGTAAACACAATTCTTGACCAAAATATTCAATCTTATGAACGAAATCTTGTAGAATCCACCAATGAAAACAAGAATTTGAAGGAGACTATTAGTTGTATAAGTGAACAATTGAAATGTGTGACGATAGAAAAGTTATCATTGGAGAAAGAATTAAAGGAGACTATCATCGAAAAGGACGCTTTAATAAGCGAATGTAACGATATGACAGAACGAAAAATTATAACCAACAATTTGGTGGATCAAAAAGAAACGGAGCTTAAATTATGCAAAGCGCGTTTGTGTGATAAGGAGAACGAATTAAAGATTTTAGAGAATGATTTAGAAGAATGTAAAAGAAACAACGATAAAGACAAAAAGACACATACATTATTGTTAAAAAAAAATGAAACTGCCGAAGAGGAATTAAATAAACTACATGAAGAAATGAGTACCTTAATTGAGGAAAACTGTAAACTACAAACAGAATATAAAAAATTGTTGGCTCAGATTAACGAAAAAAAAGGAGTAAAAAGAAAGAGTACAACACCAACACAAGAAAACAACAAAGTCTTCAAAGAAGAATAACTTTATTAAAACTCGTTTACACCTAGAACCGAATCAATTCAGAGAAAAATATTTTATTTCATTAAAATAACTCGTTTACATCTAGAACCGAATCAATACAGAGAAAAATATTTTATTTCATTAAAATAAACTCGTTTACATCTAGAACCGAATCAATTCAGAGAAAAATATTTTATTTCATTAAAATAACTCGTTTACATCTAGAGCCGAATTGATTCAGAGAAAAATATTTTATTTCATTAAAATAACTCGTTTACATCTAGAGCCGAATTGATTCAGAGAAAAATATTTTATTTCATTAAAATAACTCGTTTACATCTAGAGCCGAATTGATTAAAATAACTCGTTTACAGTTAGCTTGAAAATATTGTTTCATATTCATCCTCTTCTTTATTTAACATTGTTATAACGTTGTATAACAAGTTATCACCCCTCGGAGTGTATGAATATACACAATACACCTTTGTGCCGGTATCGATATCAAAATTAATAGAGTTTATATCACTCATTATATCAGTGATAGCATTTTCATCGTCTTCGTTAGCCATAAAAAACTTTGCACCACACACTAAAACATTATTGGTGGTTTCAAACCCTATCACCAACCTCTTCGGTCCCTCTGTTATGAATTCACATTTAAAAATTTTTTTCACCTCTACAAATTTAAAACTTCTCGTTGTCGAATAAGATATATTGTTTATTGGACTTGTTTGTTGGTCCTCATCAATCACTTTATCGAGATTATATTTATCTATCTTGCTGTATTCATTAACTATCAAATTGTAGTTATTATTATGGGTCTTGTGACACGTGACATGAAACACACACCACTTGTTAACCATCTCTGTATAAATGGTGGTTAGAGCCCGTTTAGATCGCTGTAATTTTGTCTCTCTTATGTCAAAATTAAAACACGTGGTTCCGTTCAAAGATAACACCAAATCACATTGTTTATACACTCCATCTAAATTGATACAACCAATAATCTTAATAGTATAATGTTTGTTGTTCGAATCGTATGCGGCCTCTACAAATACTGGAACTTTAACCTCAAGTTCATTTGAAAAATCGTTCAAGGACAACATTTCTTTAAATTCTATCTCTTCACATTCTTTTCTTTCAAACGACAACAAATACCATCTGTTGGCTCTCTTTTCTATGGTAAAATTATAAGAGGCGTCCTTTTCGATCTGATCATACATTTCTTTATTTTCGACATACACAAGATTTTGCTCATTTTTGTGTAAAGTTTTACAATCTAATTTATAAATCACGTTGTTATCCATACGAGCAGCGCCCTTCTTTATATTTCCCTTTTGAAATTCCCGCTTCATCAACACCATCTGTGGTGTGGTGGCGATCTTTCCTTTTTTCTCTGCGGGCACAATGTTGAGAACCGTTTCTGAGGGTCTTTTCGACATTATGGAAAAGTATCACTGGCGTATAGTCAATCGAGAATATATCGAGGTGGATCCAAATGATCGCGAACGAGCTTGGAAAGATATATTGATATTAGCGTTGAGAATAACACCTCAAACTTATCGGAGTGGAATCAGACGCGGTATGTTGGAACACTTTGATTTTAAACAACCGATATATTACGATATAAAACGCAAAGAGTTAGGCTTAAGCACAAAAAGTGTGCTAGAAGCCTTAAACCCGCCTACTTTACCCTTGTTTAAATCAAAAATGATAACACCATTTAATGTCGTATCTGGTTTTATATTGATAATGTTATCGTATTTGATAATGGAGGGGATCGTATTTATATAAATTGAGAAAGACACACACACAAAACAGAACGACTCGAATAATGTCTCGAATAAAACGAATCTGACTCGAATAATAATATAAAGACGAATCTCGAATAATGGAATCTCAAATTAAAAAACACATTAATGTAATTAATATTGTGCGCCAGATGGTGCATATGAATCCATTTAAACAAACACATAAAATTATTAACAAGGTGAAACGTGAATATTATAAAAAAAATACACCACGATACAGCAAAAGTTTGGAATGTATTTGTGACGCTTTTGAAATTCTCAACGATCCCAATAAAACTGAAAATTTATTGAAGAATAGTTTCATGAAGAACTGTCGATTGACAAACGTGGTTTCAACGGTGTTGTTGAATAATAACATTAACAATGTGATGTTAGAGAAAGAGAGGAAAGTGCATCTTGTAGTTTATCTTTACAACGATATTTATCTGTGTTACGAGTGTCACAAGATGTGGGGCGGATATATTAATTTGGATACCGAGTGTGTTGTTACACAAGAAGAGGCCTTTATTTTTAGTTGTACTTTCTTTTGTAAATGTTGTTTTGTAAATAAATTATATACGTAATAAATATAGTAAAAAAAATGTATATTCTTTTCTTTACTTTGAAAACATTATTTTTATAATGAATATTTACGAGAATAGATTAAAGAGTTTTGAATCGTGGCCAGGAAGGGAAAATGTAAAAAATTTGGCTCTAGTGGGTTTTTATTATACAGGTTACACCGATCATATAGTGTGTCAATATTGTAAATTAGATTTGTACAATTTCACGCTAGGTGGTGAGGATTCGTTGCGTGATCACAAACGTTACTCGCCCGACTGTCCATTTTTTACAATCAACACTACAAATTATGTAAATACTAGATTTTTGTCTCCGCGCATAATCAATTCAAACTATCATCCCGGTTTAACACCACCACCCTATAAATGTGACTATAGTCTACTTGAACAGAGGATATATAGTTTTATAAATTTTCCCACGTGTCTCAAAACGCTAGTGGAAGATTTAAGCGATGCAGGATTTTATTACACAAACGTGGGCGACTATGTGTGTTGTTATGCGTGTGGAGTGATCGGAAAAGATTGGACCACAACAAGTGACGTGTGGCGTGTTCATAAACGTTTGAACGACCGCTGTTCTTTAGTATTATTAAAAAAATTGAATCATAATAATAATAATAATAATAATAATAATAATAATGACAACACCAACAATTTGAAGGAAAACTACAATAAGATTGTTCCGACGGCTCCCACTCTCGGTTGTTTACCGAAATGTAAAAAATGTAAATTAAGGTGTATAGACGCCGTTCTGTTGCCTTGTTATCATTTTTGTGTTTGTCAAGAGTGTGCCTTGTTGTGTACAACGTGTGTTTTTTGTAACGTTTTCACGGGTGGTTTTTTGTTGTCAAAATAGTAGAATGAAGATAGATTTTGTGAAACGCACACCCACCACCATAAGCGTGTTGAAAGATGTAAAAACATTGGAAAATTGCGTGTTTATAAATAGTGAATCTTTTGGAAAATTTGTGCGCACCTTACTACAACACCTGAAACAGAGTAAATGTGCTTATTATAATTCCATCATCGGTCAACTGATAACGATTTATCAGGAAGATAATAATATGATAAATGATACTTTTTCTGACACGCTGGCTCGTATTTTATTGGCACGCAACATAGTCGTGACCGATATTGGGGAGAGTGTATTTTTGAAGAAACTCAAGATAAACAAATTCACCGACAACATAGATTATCTCATTTTACCAACGTTTGTTTTGTGGGACCACAATTTTCTTGTATTTTTAAACAAAAAGTTTAACAGCAAAAAATCTGGTGGAATGGTCAATGTATGGGGATGTATGCAAAAAACACCTTTAACACAAGGGGTGATAAAAGATTTGATACAGAACAAAAACGGGTACGCGGGCCAATATCTTTACTCCACATTTCTGAATACGAGTAGTTTTTATGGAAATGTACAATGTTTCAACGGTATCAACGAAATAATCCCTCCGCGCGCTAGTATCGAACGTTATTACGGTCGACCAGTGGATAATGTTCGCGCATGGAACACACGCCATCCAAACATATCACAATTATCGACTCAATTTTCCATCGTTAAACAAACCGACGATAAAAACGATTGGAATGTAAAAGTGGGTCTGGGCACGTTCGTGGGTGCCAACAGAGATTGCGACGGCGATAAGGAGGTGATAACATTTTTACCTAAACCTAATTCGTTGGTGGAGCTAGAGTCGTTGTTGTATTGTGATCCTAAGTATTCATTTTTATGTTTTGACAAAAACCGTCTTACGTTCGTACCACAACAAGTCGTGTATCTGTATAGAAGAATCGACGATGTTGAATATGAAATAAAGAAATATCCGGAGATTTTTAAATTATGGTGTTTACACGACAAACATATTCTATCAAAACGACTAGAGTGTTTTCTGAATGATGTGGTGTTATTATTCAGTAGTAACATGGCCACGTTGTTATTCAAAAAATTCTGTCAACTGATAAACGATGAAAGAATGTTGTGCAACGAGAAGGAGGTGTTCGAGTTGGAGGGGTGTTTCAAAGAAATGATTAACAGTGGTGCAAAGGGTAGCTTGAACCTAATTGAAAATACGAAACAATACGCCGCTACAAAAAAGAACGAGGTTGACGTTGTGGCTCGACGCGCTATAGAAGGTTTAAACTCACACATCACCAGTCACGGACGAGTGAAATTCAGCGGCGGAGACATTTATCATAACACCGTCATTTTTCTCAATCTATACTTATATGACGGTTTAATTTGTTACAAACAAAACGATCTGGTCATAGGTAGTATAAGTAATCTTCCAAACCAATTTTTGTTTCCAGATCATTTACTCGATACTATTTTATATTAAGGGGGATGCGATCGTACGACATTGAGGAGTGTGTCGAAATTTTCGGACTGGGCGAATGGGACGATCATAGAAAATGTTTAGAAACATTGTGTGACGTGCTCAATTTAAACTTTTTCGACGTGGTCAATTATTCTGTGAGAGGTAACGGTTTGTTGGTGAAACTGTCGAACGAAAAGGCTGTCAACGAGTGGGAGAGAAGATCTCGCGAAAGGCGCATCAGATTATGTGATCTTAAAAAGGGCGCAGACGATAATATAAAGGTGAAGGTTTTTGCTGCTGCACCTACAAAGTTTAAAATTTTATTGCACACTGTTCGAAAAACATTACCCAACTTTAAATATATTTGGATAGGAAAAAAGGGAATAATGGTCAGACAAAGGTCGCGCACACAAATTCATGTGATAAAAAATGAAAACGATATCGAATATGTAAAAGATATTTATTAAAAAAAAACACACATTACAATAAAGTTTTATTTACCACACAACTTTTTATAATTTTCCTCAAAACGTTTTGTTAGTTGTTTCATAAATTTTTTATTATCGGGACTGTATTTTATTCTTAGCCACCAATTTTGTATAACAGTCGCCGCTCGGTTTTCATATTCTTCTCGAGTTACAAGCGTGTGAACTTTATTCTCAAATCCTAGTTTAAGTAAAGTTAAAAAAGCGTTCGTCTCGTAACGTTTTTGTAAGGGAAACAGTTTTCTTGTTATACGATTAATAATATATTTTGTATAATAATCTTCGTTACATTCAAACCTTTCGCAGTGTCTAAAAAATTCCCACAAGATCGGATATTTGTTTACATTAAAAAAGTAATCTTTGTTGAGCTTTTCTTTATATAACTGTGACACAAAAAATGACCCATTATTTTTTTGTGCTATATCCAAAACAATATTAACATAGGAAAAAATCGGAGGATCTATTTTTTTTCTTCTATTAAACATTAAATATTTTTCTTCAGCAAAAAAATTCGAAAACCAATCATAATAATCTTGAAAACCCAGCATATTAACTTCAAGATATAATTCTTTATCAGTAGGTAGTCTAAAATGATACCAATCAAAGACTTTAAAATCTCTTCTATTTTCAATATAAAAATTATTAAAAATATTTTCTATTTTTTGTATGAGAGGATCGTTATATAAATCATAAAAATAAAGTAGAACATTATAATGTATATATCTTCCAAAAGAAACGTTTATTGAACTAATAAAATCACAAACCTTTTGTCGATCGCGTTCGTTTAATGATTTAAATAACTTTTCAGCACAAACTAAGACTGATGATTCGTTTTTAAAATAATCAAAACTTCTCTGAAAAATCATTTGATATTCTTCAAAGGTGTTAATAATAGTTTTGGTTCTAATTTTTCTAAACGACACTGGATAATCAATTTGTGGGCCATTATATTCTTTTAATTTTGGTGTTATTCCATTATAATTTAAACAACGATATAGTTTACTGAAAGAAAATAGTTGAAAATTTTTGATTTCAACCTCTACAACATAATCTAACATTACGTTAATATCATACAGCACACGTGTAGGATTTTCAAGTCTGAATAGAGGAAAATAATCATAATAGCGCTTCGGTTCTTGCATCGCTAATAAATAGGTTTTTTTTCACCATACGACGTACCCAATAAACGGGATTCGGTAAACTGCGGAGACAGACTGATATAACCACTTCCATCGGTTCGTATTGCTTTCAAAATAATATGATGTTTTTCACAATCACAGACCATCACACCAATCGTGGGCTCAGCAATTGCTTGTTTCTTGTATTGATATTTTCTTCCACAACAGAGAAATATAAATTGATATATATCGTACCATGATGGGTTTAAACGCCACATTGTAACACCGCACACACACGAATGTTGATAGTTGTATTAACAAACGAATTTATATATCTATTGATAAGCTGATAGTATTGATAAAATAAGCCGATACACGTGTAAAAGGATTACTTGTGTTGTTGTTTTTGATAGTATTCAAAATGTTTCTTCACCTTTTGCAATGTTTTTATATTTTCTGCTTTGTAGTAAACATGTAACCACCACATTTCAATAATTTTAACACTACGTGCGACACGCATTTCCCATTCTTTTCTTTCGCATTTCATTATATCAAACCACAAATTTTTTTTAGTGGCTTCATCTCTGGTTATATAAGTAATATACGGAAAATCCTGTTCGGTATCCCCATTCTCAAAAATCGTCTCCAAATCATGATTCAATCCCTTCTTTATAATTTTAAAAAATGTGGTTTTTACATATCGGTTTCTTAGAGTGTTCATTCCTTTTGTGATTCGATACACCAGGTTAGGGTAATAATTTTCGTTCCCTTTAAACGTTTCACAATATCTTAAAAAGTCCCACAATACCGGATAGTCGTTTGTGTTAAGTGTTACAAAATTAAACTCGAAGGTGCCGTTGTTGTTTTTTAGAAAATCATCAACAAAAGAATAATTAGAACAATAAACAAATCTTTTGTTAAACATTAAATGTTTCTCCTTTTTGAAAATTTTTATAAACCATTTATAAAAATAATCAAATGTTGTTTTTTCTATCTCTTGAAAATATGGTGATAAAAACAACATATCTCTTTTTTCATAAAGAAACCATTCATTTAAAACTTTGTTTCTATACGTAACAGCTTCTATATCTTTTTCTCTTAGATTTTCTATATGAGCATTTATAAAAAATTCATGATATTCCCTTTCTAATGTTTCAAACAATGGAATATTAAAAAAGCTTAAAAAAACATTAAATTTTTTATATGATGCAATATTATCGCTCTCTAATTTACGACAAACATTATAGCGTTCATCTTCTTGAATGTTTTCGGGATGAAGGTCATAATAATTGTTTTCGTCATATGTTTGTAATAAATGACGAAAATAATTTTTGTGTTCTTCTTTTACAAAATTATTTTCTTTAACCGTTTCTATTTCTTCCATTTTCCGATTTCGTTTAGTAAAATCATTATATTCAATTTTAAAATTTGTTATATTAATTGTAGAAATACAATCAAAATTTTCGTTCACAACATCCAATGTGTCGTCGGGTTTTGTCAAAATATGTAATTTTCGATTTTTACAACGCATCTCCTCATATATCAATATATATTCGATGGAATCGGATAATTCATGTATCAATGTTGTATTACAATAATTCATTATTTCATTCCATCGTTCTCTTTTTTGTACTATTTTCTTGTTATACCAACAAATATAATCATATCGTAATCGTTTAAAGTCACAGAAATTATCCTTTGTTAATAAACACGTATAGTCAATAAACCCATTTCCATCAGTTCTCACACAATTTATTGTGATGTTATGATTCTCACAAGAACAAATCGGTACACATAATACTCTTTTTGGTGTTTTCTCATTAGTTTTTTCTTTATATTGATATTGTTTTCCACAACAGACGAAGATAAATTGAAATATATCACACCACGTATAAACCATCGTGAACAAATACACTAATGCTCTGTTGTTACTGGTTTTTTATAGTGATTTGCTATCTATTGACATATTTTTGATATTGTTATCAGATAAAAAGAACTGGTACAAGTCAGGATAATCAAAGCTCTTGTTTGATATACTAGCTAATAAATTCAGATCAAAAATGGTGTTGGACTGTTCGTAGGATTTGTCATCTCTCACTCTAATAAATCTTGGTAGACGAATCGACACATAATTGTGTGTTACACTACCCCATGACCAGGATTTGTTGCTTCTAATAAAATCCCCTTCCATTTCCCACACGGGCATAATCAAAGGCTCCTTAGCCACCATGTCCGGTATTTTCCCCAGCTTTCTCAAATGTTCATCATTTACTAGCCAATCGCAATCGTGTAATTTATAAGGTTTCATGTAATGTTCATAATTGTTCTTTGAAAACTTCACTTTTGAAACGGGCAAAAACATCCATTTATCGTGTTCGTAATCATAAAACGGTGCCGCTACAAGATAAATTGATAGACTGTCCTTCGCCCCGTACCAACCGCCCACCACGACAAGATCCGCGCTACAAACATTTTTAAAATAACAACTCTTAATTTTGAACCATTTCTTTTTTTTAGATTCGTATACACCGTTCCAATGTTTGATGACCACACCCTCCACAGCTTCTTTTCGTAACATCTCTCTCACCCATTCCTCGACCAGATCTTTATTCTCACACACCACATACTCTATACACCTTACGGTGGTATCGTCATATCTTAAAACATCCCTCATTATTTCTTTTCTCTTGCTCAATTCTTCGTTCATCAAAGATTTACCGTTCAGGTATAAAATATCGAAAACGATGAGGTGATACGTGTCGGGACACGTTCCCATCAATTCACAATCCAATATTATATCGTCGACATGGTGTAACGCGCGCATTATCGTCCCATACATATTGCTACATTTTTGATTCAAGTTTAAGTTTCGTTTGAAACATGCAATCTGACCATCGTTAACTTTGTGTAGTTGTACCCTCTCTCCGTTATACTTTATCTCGACACACAATATGTCGTAATCGATTGCATCGAATGATTTACACGGTTGTGCCAACATACATTCTACAGGTTTTCCGGGTGTTATCATATTTAAATCTCTCTTGATCTCCTCTTCCAACGAACCTTTCCTACCGCCGACAAAGTGTTTGAATAAACATAAATTTTTTCTTTTCGTTAACAATTTTTTATTTTTTCTAGTGTTTCTGATGATAGTTATCAAACAAAAAAGAGTGTGTTCGTTACAACGATGAAGAATGGTCTTGAAGTGTCTGATGAGATGATGATTTTTGGAGGGTATAAATTGAAGTGTCGTCAAAAAATTGTAAACCTCTTCCATAGTCAGATCGTTGTCGAGCTCGCCACCGCACGCTATTAGACTACACGTTTTTGCCACGCCCACTTTTCTAAACTCATCGAGTAAATTTTTCCTATCGATGTGAGGTTCGCGAACTTTACAAAAAACAGTCAACAGGTGTTTGTCGTTTATTCTAAATTTTTTTTCAAATTTTGACAAGCGATACAACCACAGATATATATCGTTTTTATTTTCATTTTTGTTAATGACCATATTAATTTCATTAATGGTGTTTAATGTTAAAAGACGATTGTACACGGCCGCGAATGTTGAAAAAAACATGTTAACTGACCCCCAATTTTACGTGTGATTTAAGTATATAAAAATTGACAAATAATATTAATAGTAATATAGTATGGATGAAAAAAAAAWGGAAAAAAGTGTCAAAATAAAATTGAGCAGTATCATAGAGGGAGAGATTAAGCGACACTACGATTGGCACAAACAAACAAAAGCCGGACAGACGTGGACCGAACGTCATCAATCAAAAACGTGGTGATCACTTGATAAGGAGTGTTAAATAAAAAGAACGCTCATTTTGAGCACCGCTTACAACGCGACAACAATGATTTTATACTCGAAACACACGTTTAATAATAACAGGCGTGTCTCTGTGATACTGTCGAGAATGGGAATTTATTTTAAACTCGTCGAAGTGTTACGCATCCTTTTTGATATGTGTCAACACGGGTATATCAACGAGACATACATTACTGTATTTAACGAATTTCCAAACACTAAATATGTGACGATGGAAGGATTATTTACACTGACACATATGTCTCCTCGTAGGAGAGTCGCCGTAGAACTGGAGGAGTGGGCGAAGCAATTAGTACTATCCGTCGAGAGAAGTATTCATGTAGCGGAATTTTGGTTGTAATTTTTTTTTGTGCCTTTTTTTTGTGTATATATATTAAAATGTATTAAAAAAAAATCAGTTGTTTCATTAAGTATGGCGTTGGAAATGGCAGTTGCTGAGGGAGGGATGACGGATGAACAATTAATATTGGCCAAAAAATATACCCTACAAAATTTCATAGAAACTTTAACGATCGATAAGCGTGTTGATAGGGAGGATATTATGAGACTGGAGAAAGCGACGCGTGGTCAAAATGAAAATATACTATGGAAACTGTTGCGTATCAACAGAATCACGGCGTCGCGTTGTAACACGTTCCCCGACGAGACACCGGCCATGCGTTACGGTATACGCAACGAGCGTCTTCTCAAAAATGATACAGTGTTGATGAGTATAGTGCGAGACGGTATCGAGGAAAAATTACAAAAGCGCGTGGTCGAAGAAGTGTTAGAGTGTGGTTTGTTTTTGTCTGAAATAGGCCTATTTAGTGCATCGCCCGATGGTTATTTTAAACTAGAAACCGGTGAGTTGGTCGTGATGGAGATCAAATGTCCATACACGTATAGAAACGAAACTTTAGAGGATGTACGAATGAAGTTGAACAATACTCGTATGCGTTATCGCATACCACACACAGCTTTCTCGGTCAACAGACACGACACACCAAATGTTCTAGTAGAGAAACGAAACGATCACTATAGACAGATTCAGGCGCAACTGTATGTGACGGGTGCCGCGATGGCGGTGTATATGGTGAAATTTAGGGACATGCCCGAAATTCATTTTGTTCCGCGCGACGAACAGTGTATAGAGGCTTTGCGAGCGCGCGAACTTAAAAAGTTGAACATGTACGCTAGTGACAATCAGAGAAGGAGAATCATGGTAATGGAAAAGGCGCGTCTGGCCACCTTTCGCGATTCTGGTATACAGATAGCACGAGAACTCGCCAAAGATGGTATGTACTGGTGGTTAGGTAGTGTGATTTGTTACTTTTGTAAATGTCGTTTCGAGGTAGTTGACAATAACAACAACTACATACACCATGATAATTGCGATAAGAAAGATAACATCAGTATGGTGGAGGTTGTTCATGAGAAATACATAAATGTTTTTGATCGTATAAATAACTTAACCCGCCACTGTACTAACTTATTAGAGTGCCAGGAGTTGGCTAAGAAGGGTTATTTTTACGATGGCTCAAAACTCGTGTTGTACTGTTGCGGAGGAGGTGACACACACACAGAAATGTGTAATAAAAAAACTCAACGCCCGCCAACAAGCGCTGTTTGATGCGGTGGCAAACGTTGATTATTTTCCACCCATATTTGTGTCGGGATCGGCGGGTACGGGAAAGAGTGCTCTCCTGGTGGCGTTGCGTAATTATTGGCAGCGAGAACAAGATAAAAATGTATGTGTCACCGCGTTTACGCATCTAGCAGCGCGCAACATAGAAGGAAAAACCTGTCATTCAGTATTCGGTTTCGATTTTAAAATGAACTTGGACAATAGACCAATCACACTTCCTGATTATCTCATCATCGACGAGATCAGTATGTTGCCATCAAAAATGCTCGACGACATAGACTTGGTGCTAAGAAAGAACTCTAAAAATTATCACACTCCATTCGGTGGTGTTAACGTCATAGTTTTCGGTGATTTGTATCAATTACAACCCGTCGGTGCGAGACCACCTTACGAGGCCGATGTGTGGAGTGTGTTTAGTTTGTACGAACTCACCGAGAATATGCGTCAGTCGGAGAGTGAATATATGCAAAATTTAAATTTAATACGCGTCGGAAACATTAAAGGGCTCGATTACTTCGACAAGTTAGTGATGAAACCGTATCCAACTATAAAAGATAGCATCGCTTACACGTCGTTGGTGAGCACACACAAAGAGTGTGATAATATCAATGAAAAGTGTTACAAATTTTTAAAAGGTACAAAGGACGACGAAGTGATGTGGTGCAAATTGGAATCGGTGAAACGAACCCATCAACACACGACCGTGTTTAACGCTGGTCAAAAAACTATTATATTCAAACCCATCATCAGATTGTTTCCGGGCGCGAGGGTAATGATCACACACACCACAGATTGGTTTTGTAACGGTGACGCGGGTATCGTGGAGCGTATTGAATCACCACGCGTTTACATTCGTCGCGAGTATGACGATCAAGTGAGACCACTGGACCCCATCACGTTGCATTTCAGCTCGCAACTCAAAGATTATGTTGAATCGGTAACGGGTCTACCGTTATCGTACGGATGGGCGGCCACCATTCACAAGGCGCAGGGAATAACGGTGAAAAATTTAATTGTTTATCCTGACTGTATATTTGCACCCGGTCAAGCCTATGTGGCCATCAGTAGAACTACACACTCGGAGGGATTAAGATTGACTAATAAAATTCCTATTTCAAGAGTGCATGATATGAGTTTTATTACAAAGGTTTATGAAGAAATGGAAAACTACGAAATATAATAAATAAATAAAACAAAATAATACAAGTGTTTCGTTTTTATTTTTACAAACTGCATACAGAACAACCTTCGTTTATTTCTTTATTATTTCCCATTTGTATATAGTTTGTTGGTGAAACAAAAGATAAATAATATATACCGGTCTTGAGTTTCTCGCGAAACGTATACCATAACACCTTCATCACTTCATCATTCTCGGGGAGACAATTTAGAATGACAGACTGTGATTGGTCAACGAATGGTGCCATATTAGCATACACCTTCACCTGTTGTCGTATAGGTACATTTTTATGTACCACCACATTTGTATCATTCTTCATCTGTGTCAAATAATATGGCATATCGGCAAATCTGCCCGTGTTAGAATTCTTGGTCGTCAGCGGGCCAGGCATAGGAAATTGTACAGACTCAGTAACGTTGGTGATGAGACTGGTAGTTGCGGTGGGCGCTTGTGCGGTCAACATACTGTTTGACATTCCACCCCTCACATGGGGTCTCAACAAATCCCATTGTTTTTTCAATGTTGGTTCTACACATCTTAGATCAAATTGAAAGAGGCCGAGCGAAAACATACTATGTTCAAAGTTTACACATTTCACATTATACAGTCGATTGAACACCACGCTCGCTATAACACACCCTATATAGATGTACTCGGCCACGATACCAGAATATTCTTCCATTGCATAATCGTAGGCAGCGTCGATACCGTACTTTATACATATAGCATCAAACAAGCCCGTCGGTGATACGCCTATCTCTCGACGCTTTTTATCACTCAATAAATAATTCAACACAAATGTTGACATGTAAGCCCCATAGAAACAGTGTGAGAGAAGCGGATCATCTAGAGGCGGAAGACAATCTTTCGAAATTGAACACATCATTAAGTCTTGATCTATCTCATCCCACAACTGAACATAATTCTCTTTAAAAGCTGCCACATTCAGCGTCAACAGTGTACACTGTGAATCGGGAGTGTTGTCGGCATATTGACACACCTCGGCACAAAGATTCAAAGTTTGAATAGTACCCAATGGTGATTGATTGTTATACCGGTTAACGGTGTCACGCCACACAATATACGGAAAACCATTCTCCGTTAGACAACTCACCAACTCACCCATTAAATTTACACGCGGCATCTGTTTCACAAACATACCCATCTCCACCATCTTCCAATACAAAGTTTCATATTCATCACCATAACAATCGTTCAATGATTTTCCGTTTAAAGTGGCGCTTCCGTCGAAAAAGTACCAAGTGTCACGGTCTGTGGTCATAAAAATGTCAGGTATCAAAATACCATAAAACACGTTAGGCGTTATGAGATCGTTCTTCTGGCGCATCATCAAACAAATGTACGCATTTATGTTGTGGATAGACAGGTACAAGGCGAGTCGGGACTTTCGTACACCCTCCACCAGATTTATACTTTGATTTAGAAATTTACACACTTCATAAAAGAGAAAAGAATTATTCTTCGATTCGATATTGTCGGCCCCCACACCCACACCGGTATCCTTCACCACCACTTCGGTAAAACACCACATCTCCTTTAGTTTATCAGACAACTCTTGCGATCTACCGAACACGAACAATTCACACGCGTTCGCCGTTTCCTTGTTATCGTTGAAATATTGACACACAGCCGATGACGGAATAATAGATAAAGATCTCAGTAAATTTCCTACGGCCATAGATTTTGTTGGATGGTTTTGTGTCAAAGATTTTCCCATGCGCGTCACAAATTCATCTTCTGTTTCGTTAATCTTCATCATTCTTTCCTTCAAAACTATCTTGCCGACTCCTTGTAAATTATTAATACGACCGTTCATATTGATTTCGTTTATACGAATCATTCACTGTGGTACCAAGAGAGGCCTTTTATCTGTAGCTGCTACTGATAAGGGGTAATGATAAAAAGGCCACGCAAACGATAATTGCGATCAATCCAAAAATGGATCGTGTACAGAAATGGTTTATAGATTGCCAATTTAAAAGTGAAAAATTACCTAATATAAAACCGTTTACACCCTCATCTGAGGTGGAAAAGGGTAAAAGTTTACAAATATGGCCGCCCGCCTATTTACCCTCTTGGTATTATTACCAACAACATCAAGCCAACCATTGGTATGCGAACGAACACAATCCTCTCGATGATTTGAGTGGTTTTAAAAAAATAGACAACGGATGGCAGAGTGCGCTTCTTCAATCGTTCGCCGTGTTGGCAATGGGCGATGACAAGGTGATGAACCTACTCAACAAGTGTACACTGAAATGGGAAGAATCGACCGAGTGGTTGTTTGCTGACATAGGCGCCAGAGAGACCACACACAAGATAGTTTATAACAGAATGTTGGAGTTGGCGACCGTTTCGCGCGCCTTCACTGTCAACACGTTGACGAGCGATGAGTACACCGATTATATGATGAAGTGTGACCGACTAACCGAATTGACAACACCTAAAGACGATGTGATAAATGACAAAGCGGTTTTCTTGATCAATTTAATGTTTTGTGAACGTTATCTATTCGCAGCCCCATTTCTTATCATCAACCTAATGGGGGAAAGTGGGTTTATTAACAATTGCGTAAAAATCAATATGCAAACGATGAAGGATGAAAACGTACATTATTTTCACGCCTTGACTCTATTGCAAGATTTGAAACACGAGGAAATTGTTCATTCTTTATTTTACGCGATAAGCGACGCGTTCAAAGAATTGGTGGAGAGTATGGTGATGAAAATTTGTAAAGATTTAGACGAGGCGACAACTACACGAGGCATAATGGATCACACCCGCTTCACGCTCCGTACCATGTTCACCGATATGAATCTGGAACCGCCGCAAAATATAAAAAAATATTGTACCACACCTTTTGAGGTGTTCGATAAAAATACCGGCGTGGATAAATTCAATTTGATGGAGAGTAATTCGACCGTGTACAAGGCAAGCAAGAGTATATACGTTCCAGATGTGGATGAAATTTTGAAAACCATTCAAGAGGAGGAAAATAACGAAAGAAAGAGAAAACTCCAGGATAAAGAACAAGATGATAAAAAAAAANTACTACGTAGTTTATAACGTGTGAATAAAAAAAAATAACAGTATAGAAATAAATTGATAAAAAATATTTTCACAAAATGTTTCATTTATTAACACTATTGTTGTTGTTGTTTATAAATATGAATTTATATTTAGCTGGTGAACATTGTAATGTTCAAATGAAAAATGGGCCATATCGAATTAAAAATTTAGCAATTACTCCGCCTAGGGAAACGTTAAAGAAAGATGTTACTGTAACTATTGTTGAAACCGACTATGAAGAAAATGTTTTAATAGGTTATAAAGGTTATTATCAAGCATACGGTTACAACGGTGGTTCACTAGATGCAAACACACGCTTGGAGGAAACTATGGAAAGTTTACCTTTAACCAAAGAAGATTTGTTGACGTGGACATACAGACAAGAGTGTGAGGTAGGGGAAGAATTAATCGATCGATGGGGTAGTGATAGTGATGATTGTTATAGAAACAAGGACGGGCGCGGTGTGTGGGTTAAAACAAAAGAATTGGTTAAACGGCAAAATAATAATCATTTCGCTCATCATACATGTAATAGATCGTGGAGGTGTGGTTTTTCAACCGCTAAAATGTACTCAAAACTTGTATGTGATGATGAAACGAACGATTGTAAAGTTTTCATCTTAGACAACACCGGTAAACCTATTAATATTACAACAAATGAAGTTTTATACAGAGATGGGGTTAATATGATGCTTAAATCAAAACCTACGTTCACGAGACGCGAAGAGAAAGTTGCATGTTTATTGGTAAAAGATGAACTCAACCCCGATAAAACGCGTGAACATTGTTTGATTGATTCAGACATATATGATCTTTCAAACAATAATTGGTTTTGTATGTTTAACAAATGTATTAAACGAAACGTTGACAGTGTCGTTAAGAAACGACCAAATAAATGGATGCACAATCTAGCACCAAAATATTCAGAAGGCGCGACTGCTACTAAAGGAGATATGATGCATATTCAAGAAGAGCTCATGTACGAAAATGATTTATTAAAAATGAATATAGAATTGGTTCATGCACACATGAACAAGTTAAATAATATAATACACGATCTTATTGTGTCTATAGCAAAAGTGGATGAACGTTTAATTGGAAATTTAATGAACATATCTGTATCGAGTGTTTTCTTATCGGACGATACATTTTTATTGATGCCCTGTACTAACCCCCCGCAACACACCAGTAATTGTTATAATAATAGTATTTATAGGGAAGGGAGATGGGTGTTTAATGAAGACACTTCAGAATGTATCGATTTCAACAATTATAGAGAATTGTCGATCGACGATGATATTGAATTTTGGATTCCAACCATAGGCAACACCACATATCACGACAGTTGGAAGGACGCGAGCGGTTGGTCATTTGTCGCACAACAAAAAAGTAATTTGATTATGACAATGGAAAATACAAAATTCGGTGGTGTCGGAACGAGTTTAAGTGATATAACTTCGATGTCAGAGGGTGAATTGACCGCAAAATTGACCACATTCGTGTTCAGCCACATCGTCACCTTTATACTAATTATAATATTAATAATTTTGTGTATTTGTTTATTGAAAAAATAATTTTAATCAATTTTAATGTTGTTACAATGTAATAAAGTTTGAAAAACATTATATTGACCAGATGAATTACCAGAATTATTACCGTTTCGAACACAGTGTAACCCCTCCGATAAACGATTACCCACAAACGATTGGTTAATGCTCCATTGATCTAATCTTGTACCTTCTAATTTTTCATAACCCGTAATATTATGACCTATAAACTCTTTAAATATATTATCCGGCGTGTTGTTAAAAAACATGTACGGCACTAGTATCATTGGATAACGAACGGAGCGTATGCGACAATATTTAACAGGCATATCATGAAAATTGGTCTGTCGCGACATATATGAAACGGGCGAGAGACATATCTGTGCATGCACCGTCGAATCATCCTCAGCCACGAACTCGCTCAAATCTTCAGCACCGTTCAACACTCCTTTTTGACCGTGAATGCCGCAAATCTTCATCCCTTCCAAATTGGTAGTACTATACACCATTTCCAATTTCATCATTATAACACCGTTATCCTCACAAGAAATGCTGCTGTTGATCTTTCTCATTATCTGACCCACAGATCTAAAGTACATGTAAAATTTATACACATGCCATTGTTTACTCATACAATATTCGATTTTGAACTTTCTACCGTCATGGTTCCAATTAATCTTATTATCACTTACCAGTGTACCGAATAAACACAGATAATTATCACCCTCCACTTCGATTATATTATTTTTTTCACTCTTTCTATATACCACTTCACCACCACCATCCCCTAGTGTTTTACCCCGCACACGATTTACTTTATTATAATATATCTCTATAGGTAATTGTGTGTGTGGAATATATGGATCTTCGGCGGTTTTCAAACCGCTATCCATCACCAAAGTCCACAGGTAAAACATTCTATCGTTACAATAAACACTAGAGTCTACCACTGCGCTGTTACCAAGAGGTAATTTTTTGTAATCTTTTTTTTGTACCACCATACCATTTTTTAAATTTGTCAAACTAACTATGAGTTTTGACACTGGTATAGTGTTAAAAATGTGTAAATGATTCTTATAATAATCTAAAATCATAGTTGACATAAGAGACGACGTTGTGTTATCGCTCTCTACAAATTTCAACGTTTTATCTTTCACTAAACCATCGCGATTATGATACTCGTATGGTGTTTGTAATGTGTTTATAAAAATAGTGTCGTCTATACACACCACCTTCTTCAACATCACCATTCCCTCGTGGTGGTTCACGAATAATACATTTTCGTTTAGTCTCAACTCTATAGGTGAAAAAGCGCGCTTTAAGGTATAGTACACTGTGATTAAGGACTCTCGATGACAATAATATTTTGTGGGTCTGTTATTGAACGACACCAATACCAGTTCAGAAGTATTATTATTATTATTATTATTATTATTTTCAAAAAACATTTTTTTTTCTATCAATTCCTTGAACAGATCACTCACAAGTTTGTAATCAACATTGGGGAGTGTTGTGTCGTGACATAGAAAAAATTTTTTCCCAGCCACAGTCATTTCACCATGAAAAAAACTATCCACAAACTTTATATAGTCGGGGGTGTGTTTTAACATATCCTGTTGAAGGTTTTCGTTCACTATTCTCAACACCTCATTTCCTATTCTATTTTTAAGAGGCATAATTTCATAATTGTTATTGTTCGAGTTGTAATCTTGATCATATTTTTTTTGTTTACTTAGCGTTTTAGAAACTGATTGTATCAATTTTCCCATTACAATGGTGTCATATATTTTCTTTGATTCTATGGGAAACAAAATATTTTTTTTCCCTTCACGTTTCTTGTTCAAGATAGTATCATAAGTTAATTGAAGTAAATATGAATGTTTAAATATCAACTTGTTCGATAAAGAGTCGATTTGATAGTTTATATCTACGCTCATAATCCTTTTGAGTTGTTCGAATAGCTGTGAATAATTTTCAAATGAAAACACGAAATCCATATCGGACCATTTGCCGCTGTGCATTAGGTAATCCCTTAACACCTCATTGATACCGTTATCCACAATATAATCTTTAGCGTACACGTCACGCACGTACAACACATCGTCCACCTTATCGTATACCAGTTGTATGGCTCTATTCACCGCCTTCTCGTCATCGTAATTTCCATATAGAAACATTCGTTTCATTTTCTTCTCTCGTGCATACTGTTTATCATAAAAGTTATGAATTAAAATGTTATTATTCATCATTATATTGGGAAACGAAAAATGTCGACCTTCAATGATAAACGTGCCCTCGAATCCATAACACGAGTCCTCGCCTCTGAACTGTTTATCGAGCCACGTGCCCACTATCACGACCACACACCCGTGTAATACACATTGACGTTTTTCTGTGACGGCACAACAAAAATATGTTTTGACACTTTCTATATGAACACGTTCTAATTGATGCTGACAAGATAACAAAAATTGTAATTTATGTTTTTGTAATAGGGTGGTGTATAAATAATCAAAATCCTCGATAATCCCCATTACACACTTATAGACATAAGATTATGTTTTTCTTTATTACTTCTCAAAACGAATGTAAATCTGCGACTGAGACGATAATTCAAAATCAATTCAAAATTATGGAATGTGTGATATGTTTGAATGAAATCAACGAGAAGAATAAAGGGGTTGTGTATATCACGTTCGGTGGTACGGCCGATCTAGAAAGATTAATGTGTAAAGAGTGTGATAAACGTCTAGAACATAATGATCCTTACAAGCGAAATATTGAATATCGATTCGATTTTCCGTTCGTTAACAACGAACAAGCAAAGATATTTCTAGAGAAAAGCGATCGGTTTGTACTCAACGAGGGTGAAGAGGAGAAGATTGAAGAGTTTACGAGATCGTTGAAAAACGCCGCCGATTGTTACCAGGATGTAGAATTTCCAATAAAATTAAACTTATAACGAATTCGGGTTCAAGATGAAAACGAAGTTTTTCTTCAAAAAAAAATTTTTATTTGCGAATATATTCGGGTTCAAGATGAAAACGAAGTTTTTCTTCAAATAAAATATTTTATCTGAGAATATATTCGGGTTCAAGATGAAAACGAAGTTTTTCTTCAAATAAAATATTTTATCTGAGAATATATTCGGGTTCAAGATGAAAACGAAGTTTTTCTTCAAATAAAATATTTTATTTGAGAATATATTCGGGTTCAAGATGAAAACGAAGTTTTTCTTCAAATAAAATATTTTATTTGAGAATATATTCGGTTTCAAGATGAAAACGAAGTTTTTATTCAACTAAAATATTTTATTTGAGAATAGATTCGGGTTCAAGATGAAACCGAGGGTTTTTAACAAATAAAATATTTTATCCGAGAATAGATTCGTATTCAAGATGAAAACGAAGTTTTTCTTCAAATAAAATATTTTATCTGAGAATATATTCGGGTTCAAGATGAAAACGATATATATATTGTCGGCGCTTTATTTGATAACTTAACCTTATGAACTAAGTAATTATTTTTCAACAACAAAAGTGCTCTTTATTACATTAGGTGATGATAACTTTATCAATTCTAAATGGTTCATAAACTTTGTGGGTGTTTCTTTGTCATAATTGTAATATTTATCTACATTCTTATTTATACTCATGAGTTTTGAGTCAAAAATAAAGGTTAGGTGTACATTATCAGTGTCGATGTCGTGTGATATATTTTGCCAATAATCCTCGTTCGGTTTATAATCAACTTCATATAAATAATCCGGTATATTATTGTTTAACAATACGTTTACTATGAACTTTACCATAGAATAAACGCTCTGATTAACTATAGACATGATCTCTTTTGTAGGGTCCGCTCCGTTAAGATTGATCACTAACGGATAAAGAGCCGGCACCTGGTCACACCACGATTTGTACATTTTGTACATTTCTTTACAAATAACTCTCAACTCTCCATCGATGATGTTTTGTGATATGAGATATCGCACAATGTAATAATAAGCTACACATCTTTGGCCGGGAAATTGTAATAGTCTATAAGCGTTTTTGTTTCCCTTTAGCGTGTATAATAAATATGTATTGAGAGCTGTCTGTGTTTCTTGTAGGCTTTTAAAACCATTAAGCGGGGGCACCTTGGCCAAAAATATGTTTTTGTTGTTTGTGTATTTTGTAAACTCATTCATAAACAAAAGAATGGTTTTGGAACCATAATATTCTTTTTCTTCTTCTTCTTCTTCAATTTCCATTTCTGAATTAAAATTTTTATCATTAGTAGGTAGTATACTTGTTGATAATATACTTGTTAACTCGGGCGGGTTATTCATGATAATCTCTTGACTTTTTCTCTTTTTCTTACTACTACTCCTTCTAAATATGGAGGTGAAACTCTTTCGTCGGCCCACATCATAATCTCCACTTAAAGAACTTGTATCTTCTTTCTTTTTTTATTATCGGCGTCTACAGTAGTAGAGGTGCTTCTTCTTTTCCTATCCATTAATCTGTATATAAGTAATAACGATTTAAATCGTGTAAATTTACGAGTTTCTTAGAGAAATATGTGTTGTTTTTGTTGATGTTATTTGTATAAGAATACATCCCATCTTCCGGTCCGTTATATGTGTATTGATTGGCGAGTGTCACGTCTGCGTCGGTAATAATTTCGAGTTTGTCGATGGAGTCGGACGAGAGCATTCTTGATAATATATTGAAAGATAACGTGCGTTTATTAAATAATAAATATCTTATTTTTAACGTTGTCGACATCGATGATGAATTGCGCACAAGTTGTTACGGTATCCTCAACCTACCAACCGATACGAATCAACAAGAAACGTTGTCGTCTTCATCCCAATCGGGAGAATTGTACTCTGATACAAACGAAGGGACAAACAAAAATAATCAATGAACACTACACCCTTATCGATTCGCGTTATTGCTCTACAAACGGAGACCCCTACTACGAATGGTTATTATTTGATCAAACAACCAAAAGGGATAGATTATATCTTATCGGGAAAACTGTTTGTGGTGTTAAATTTGAGACGAGTCACGATGAACAGATGAGGTATGTGTTGGAAGCGGGCGAGCGCGATCCTGAGTTGATACGAACTGTAATGAGATATGTACACAAATACCTAAACAACGACACTGGTAATTTAAATGGACATGCTGATGAGAAAAAAACCAACGATTCTAAAATTTATGTACTTTTTGAAGAAATGTATATTTCGTGTTTGTATTCGTGTCGTCGGTGTGTCGTGCTCCCACAAGAGATGTATTGTCTGTACAAAGATGGCTACGAACCACACATTAACTCTTGTTTCTCTTTCAACACAATACCCGAATATGAAGAGTCAAACGCCTCACAGGACATTTATAAATCATTTTTAGTATACAATACCGTTTTAACGATGATGTTACGCCAAAAGAATCCGTTCAATGATAAAACGAAGGTAATCTCGAAAGTAATCGAAAGTATAGGTACTTGTAACGGTGGAGAAGTGGGGGGAAAGAAAACTCGTATAAAAGTGTGCGAGCTAGACTTTGGGGGCGAAACACCGGGTCATGTGTTGTGTCCGCCTAAAGAGATTGTGAGACGTGTGTATCGTTACAGTAAATGGCGTTTGAACCCTAAAAATTACACGCGTTATTATACATTGTTAATGCGAGACGACGAGAAGAGTAAAGAATATTTACGCGAATGGTCCATTTTTTTGACCGATTTTAAAACATATTTTTTCCCCACCTAAAGGACATGTATTATTCAACAACAACACCAATTGAAGAAGAGAAAAATATATTATTAATGTTTATTTTTTTTATAGTTGTATTTGTTTTAGTTGCAGCTATTGTCTTACTCTATTATTTATAACAACATGGTTTTGGAAATGTATACAATTGTTATAATGTGTATTTTAGCCGTTCTTGTATTTATAATGTTTATTATATTTTTAATAATTAAATATATATATGAATGAAATCATTTTTTTATTTTTCATTTCACAAACTGGTGTGTGTCAACAACATGTTTAAAAATGATATACGATTACAATTTATCAACAAAGAAACAAAGGAAGTTTTATCGTCTATAGTGGGATTAACGCAAAGATTAAACTCTGGCGTTGATAGTACACCGTGTTTTGCGTGTCAAAAACCATTTAAAAATGATCCCTTTATCTTTATCGTATTAAAAAATTATATGAATCTAGACGATGACACAATCAAATTTTGCTGTTTATCTTGTTGTCAGAGTGGCGAAGAGAACATGGACACGATAGAGATATATCCGACATTGAGATTACACGATGTAAAAAAGTTAATGTATTTTCGTGTGATTAAAAAGTTTATCTTCGACTTTGTCGACAGCTCTAAATTGATGTATAAAAGGTATGATGTCGGGGAAGAGGAAGGAATGGAGGGTGTCTTAAGGCGTGTGTTTAATGAAAAAAAAGATAACATCGAAATACAATCTCTTTGTTTAATGTGTGACAACAGAATTGTGGCAGAAGATAGCGCGCAAAGTATGCGTATAGATTACGGCCGTGAGTATAACTTTGAACAACCGCTGTCGATAACAGCAAATTTGGCGCGTGCTATAAATAAACATTGTACCATAGCGCGTTACAGTTTAGAGGTTTATTACAAAGAATACAACGATTATTCTCCATTTGTTGTATATTACAACAGGGATGTTAATGTGGATTGTACTTATTGTGCTAACAAAATAGTCGATGGTTATCCGGTGTTTTATTGCAGTGACTGTGGTCCCACAAATCCAAATTATTTTCGTTATAAATTAATATTACCTTTTTGGAAAGAGACATATGATTATAAAAAAATTTACTGGAAGGTAATAAAAAAAGATAAAAAGGGGTTGGGAAATTGTAATCTGATGTTATACGCTCGGCGAATTTTATAAGGAATTTTTAATTTAAACAAAACATA